TCTTCCGATCTTTAAACTGTCGTTTATTGAGGTCAATGTTTTAATTTGATTGTCTTTTTTAATTATAGTTAAAAAAAATACAAACATACATCCAACAATAAATACAAGAAGTAAATAAATAATTGTTTTCATGTCTTATTTTTTAGTTCGAATATTTCCAATCTTTAATTCATACGTTATACGCTGTAAATCTAACCAAGTTTCATTACCAAATATATATTCATACCAACCACCTATTTCATCGGTTTCATCATCATAGAAGCTATATAATTCAAATTTAAAGCCTTCTATGAATTCATCTATTGTCGGAGTTCTATACCCTTTTATCGGTTTCATGGCTTAACTTATTTTCAAACTCATCTCGTTCATTTATTGAATCAAAATATTTTAATGTATGACCTTCTGCCGCAAATTCTGACTCACAACAAAATAAATAATTTGCATGACATTTATCTATTATAATTAATCCATTAACATATGTTGATTCACATATACCACATTTACAGGTTGTTTTGTTTCTATAAACTATTTTTCCTATCCTATCAATAAACTATTGTTCCCTATCTGATATTTTATTGCTTATTTTCATTTCGACTTATTTAAAATATCCAACAATCTACATTCCAAAATAGTTGAAGCTTCCAAATACCTTGATTATGCTCAATATGAAGCAAACTCCTAATTCCATATTCGTTTTCAAAGCTAAGCAGTGTAAACCACCATTGCTCATGTTCTGGCTGAATATTTATTGATAAAGCTTCAAAATTCATAGCTTTAATTTATTTTTAAATTAAATGGCATGTATCTTTCAGGAATTTGTAAGTTATCTATGTTTTGTTCTACCAAATAAGCACATTCATTTAGCTTCTTCTTACTTACCCATTTGCCATTTATTACAAATTTTAATTGACCTTGATGATATTTTTCTTTTAATTGCCTATAGCCATAACATTTATTTTTAATCATATATCCTTCCTGCCATAGCTCACTCGTTGTTGTCATAAATAATTTAGGATATAAGCCAAATCTGTATTTTGCCCTTAAAATCATTTGTAATATTTTGTACAAAATTAAGTTTAATTTGTTAATTCCGCAATACATTTGTTACGTATTTTGTTGCGTATATACAAATGTTATACACAAGCATAAAGAGCCTACCCACGATAACACGGCATTAATAAAATAGTGAAGTCTCCAACCGTGAAAACAGTTCCCGAAGTTTCGTGAGTACCGTTTGAAATTTCAATCTCTTTTACACCTGTATAAACAGCAGTTCTGATAATTAAATCCAAATATTTTAATTTGTATTTTTTGTTGAATAAAATACAATCGTGTTCGCTTGTTAATTCAAGCTCATTTCCAGCTTTTTCGCCAGTTCCTTTACATTCTTTACATTCATATTCAGAATCGCAATGGTCGCAAGTGCAAACTCCATCACCATCGCAATTGTCGCATTCAACCATTTTAGGCTTAAAACAGCACTCAATTTTCATCAAGTCGTTAAAAAGAGTATCAACGCTTACTATTTTCTTTTCAACGGATTCATGCTCCTGAATTACTTTTTCGGCATTTGGGTATTTTTCAACCTCAATATAATTATGCACGCATAAATCAGCTTTTATTTTACCTACAATACTAGCATCCGTGGAATATAGATAACCATCTTGCAAACTTACTTTAGTCATTGCTGGTCTTAGCGTATCGCTGCTTACAAATTGTCTAATGCAATAGTCGTTTTTAATTGTTTTCATTTTGTATTTATTTGATTATTAAAAAATTGCCTGTGTATAACACGTGTTAGGCATAATACTAAAAAAGTGCCATCATTGTTTCTCGAAAAGTAATTGCCTGTTCGATTGAAAACTTTTTCATATTTTTAATGGCAATTTGTTTTGATTTATACCCATGTGCTATTTTAGCCACAGTTCCATCAATTTCAGTTCTTTGAACAAGTTCGTGTATTTCTTCATCATCGTTATATTCAATTGTTAACAATACTTGTTCATCATTTTCTAAGTCAAAAAGTTTTGCGAATTTCATTTTATTTATCGTTTAGTTTAAAACACTTCTTTGTCAGTTTCTTCATTTTGTTTATTATACCAAAAATCTTCTTTTTCTATCCCATCACTATATTGATTTTTTGCTACATTATATTTTAAATCAATTTCACCTGGTGTCCCTACAAGCCTTACTTTCTTAATTTTCCCAACTATTATACGAACAGTTTCATCTGATTGATTAGATTTTCGAAAAGGCCTCCAAACTGATATTACATTATCTGCTTTATCTGCAAATGTACCACCCCCTTTTATTTTATAAATATCCGGTTGCGGGTAATTTTCTTTACCTTGAAATAATGGCGTTACCTGGTGAGCAACTAAATGAAAAGATATATCATTGTCGATTGCAAATTTTTTTAACTTAGTCATAAACTGGCTAATATATAAATCCTCTCTTTGCCCTCTCTCAATTAAATGGTCTATTTGATTATATGGGTCAATAATGCACGAATTTACGCCATATTTTCTAATTAAACGCTTCATTTTTCCTAATATATTATCTAATTGATAGTTGCTATCATCAGGTACTATTGTAAAAAAATGGTCATTTACAAAATTTGCAGCTTCTAAATATTCATTTTCTGATAAAACATTATTATATCTTTTATCCGTTGACCTTCCTGTTAAACAATGTATTACCTCATCATAATATTCGTCTACAGGATAATTCTCAGGACAAAATACTGCATGCCTATATTTTTCATTCTTTGACTTAAGAACACATAATTGTGTTAAAAAACAGCTTTTACCTTCATTATTATATCCAGTCCATATATTTACTTCTCCATTTCTCCACCTCCAATGGCTATCTAATCTTTGTAGATATGTTGTAGTCCCTACTCTTTTACCGTATCTAAAAGTATTCAACATCCTATCCCATACCTGCCCAAGATAAATAACCCCATCAATAGGAATTTCTTTTGCATTCTCTATTGCTAAAATTAAATTTTCTTTTCCTAAAGAGGTTAAATATTCGTTTGCATCTTTTTTATCTCCTAAATCAACAATGAAACATCTTTCAGAACCTAATCTTCTAATTAATTCATCTCTTAAAATAAATCCAGGCTCATCATTGTCAACTGCGATTATGACTTTTTTGATATGTTCCAATTCGTCCCAACAATTATCTAAGAATTTAAAGTTCTTTGCCCCATTTGGAACCGAAATAGTATTTCTAAAACCACACTCAAATAAGCTTAATTGGTCTATTTCCCCCTCAACAATTATTACAGTTTCTTCATTTTTAATTGAATCTATGTTATAAAAAACTAGTTCAGCATCTTTAAATATCCTAAATGTCTTATTTGCTCCACGATATTTTATGTTTACAAGTTCATTATTTTTGAAGTAATTGAAATGAATTGTTTCTATTTCACCTAATTCTGGCATCCAATCAATGCCGGATGTTACTTTCATTTCCCTTAAAGTAAACTGTGAAATACCTCTTCCCTCAAAATACTTTACTGCCTTATCAGTTAATTGAGTATTGTTATCCCATACTGGTTTAACATATTCTTTTTTTTCAAATTTTGGCCTAAATTGAACAAACGCAGCATCACAATGATGACATTTACCAGTTATTTTTTCATGATTCCATGATAAACATTTTACATTTTTTTTCTTTCTATCACCAGAACAGGCAGGACAAATTATAACTTCCTCACCACTGATTTTTTTTAAATCAATATCAAAAGATTCCCCTGTTTTAAGATTTGTTATTTTCATTGTTTCCTATATTCTGGTTTCAATCCATCAATTAAGTAGTTAAGAACTATTGATTTTGCTGGCTCTGTTTTAATTGATGACTTTTTCAACTTTAAAAACCTATCAATATATTTAACCCCATTTTTATCATTACTTCTTAATTTACAAGGGCTAAGGAAATTTGCATCCCAAAATGGTTCAGACCTAGCGTTTAAAATAGCTTCTTTTATTTGATTCGATGTATATTTGTCTAATTTAATCAATTTCTTAAAACAATCTAAAGATTTTTCGTTAATATATCTTTCTTCAAAATGAGGTTTACAAAATTCCTGAATTAAAAAAGATTCTTTTATATATTCTTTTTCTTCTTTACTATCCTCTCCTTTACTTTCCTTTACTGCTTCGGGGGGGGCTTTATCCTCCCTAAAGGGTGGCTTTTGGGTGGCTTTATTTCCCCGTCCTCCCTTACTTCCAGCCTCACTTAATTTTTCACGAAAAGCTAAATGGTCTAAAATTCTTTGGGAGTATATACCTTTTTCATTTTCTAAAAACAAAGTTATTTTTAAGCAAAATTCAATTAATGTAATTAATTCAGATTTATCCTTGTTTAAACCAAGCGAAAGCCCGGCAAAAGCCTCCCTTTTTATATAACCCTTTGATTCACATAATATTTCTAAAATAGCAAAATATATTCCATATCCTTGCCATCCGTATTCTGCTCTTAATTCTAATATTTTTTGATCATTCCTTGCACTATAATCATGATCAAAATAAAATGAATTTTTCATAAAATATCTGTTTTCCCAATTAAAATATCCCAAGCAATTAAACCTGCCAATTTAGGCAAATCATATGTTAAAATATTATGATGTTTCATACATACAGTTCTCATTAATTCATTATCGTATTCCCACGCCAACAAGTCAGGGAAATAGCATAAATGATTAATGCTATGATTATGTGTTGTGTCTCCGCATATTTGGCATTTAAAATTATCTCTTTTAAATATTTTCTCCCTTTTTGCCAGCCATAAAGGATGGCTCATCTGCTCACGATAACTCAATGCCATACATTTAAAATTAAAAACCCCCATGAAATGCAAAATGCCTTAAAGTTGGAAGCGGAATCGAGAAACCGTATTCGTTAAAGCATTGCACCCATGAGGGTATATTGTTTGTATATTTTCCATATCTCTCGAATCCTTAATGGCCTTCCACTAGCCTATCAACTTTTTGATGCACAAATATACGATACTTAATTCACAATAGTTACACTTTAGTCAAATTTATTCAATTAATTTTAGAAGCTCACTATTTAATTCATCAATATGTTTTCTAGTCTTTATAGCTTCTTTATTTGCCCCCATTTCTTCTCCATTTGCTCCCCATGATAAACCAACAGTTTTTAAATGCTGTAGCCAACCTGAATATTCCTCAATAAACAAAGATATTATTCTACCCTTTTCTTTTTTATCAAGTATTTTGCTTATTATTTCTAATTCGTTGTACACATGATTATTTTAATGAACGGATAAAACACAATAATTCAATTAGTAATATTTGCAGGTCTTCCCCTTCATCCTGAGTTAATTGATTATGTGACATATATGTGCTTATAGTTTGACATAAATCACTGGTATGAGTAGGACTAAATAAATCCCTTGCATTACTCCAATATGATATTTGTTGTTTAATAATATCACAGACTTTTGTTTGTTTGCTTGTCATATATAAGTTATTAATCTAAATTTATTGTCCAAATGTTCAACTTCACAGCCTAATGGTTTGTTTTCTCTAATGTCCTCAATAGTGGTTTTCTTTAGCTCATACCATTTGCTGAGTAACATTGTTTTATCTTTTGTTCGCCTAAATGTTATGTATTCAATGTTTTCTAGGCTTTGTTTAATGTCCATGTCAGAAAGGCATATAAATATAAAGTTCAAAAGTCATTTTAGGACTTAAATTTAAACTATAAAGCCACAAGATATAATCTATGTCCATTAATGAAGAATTAATTAAATTTTCAAGCTCATTTCTAAATATTTGAAAGTATAAATCTAATTCTATTGCTTGCATGATTCAACATACTTTAATTTTTCGTCAATTATTTTTATAAGTTCATCAAATTCGGCTCTGAAATTTTTATTATATTCTATCCGGTATTTTATTTCATCAATATTGCTTATAGCTGTAGCGTGTGTAATGCCGTAATATTTGCCTATATTTTGTAAGGACATTGTTGTATATATTCTTAAAAGATATTGATGTACTTGCCGGTAGAATATTATATCAATATTTCTTTTCTTCGACATTAAAATTTCTGCTTTTATCTCATAATGATTACAAATTATTTCTTGAATTTCTTGAAGGCTAAGCGTTGTAATTTCCTCTGATTTGCCACAATTTACAAGGGAGCCATTTTGTCGATAATATTCAATCTTTCTTTTTGTATCGCAAACCACGTTAATTCCCCTCAGTAAATCGTATTGTTTTTGAAAACGATAAACTTCATCATCTGTCCAAAATGTTTCCATAGTTTAATTATTTAATATTCAAAATATTAATATGATTTTAACCGTCAGTTTATTGCGCCTATCGGGATGTTAACGTCTAGTTTGCTATGCCATTACAAAACTCTTTCCACATTCGCAATGTAATCTGCCGTCATCACATTTATGCAAGCAATGATGTTCGCAAACCGTATCGCTAACATGCGGTATATTGCAGTTTTTTACTTGCTCCTGTTCACACTCATTCCATACTTGCAATAGTGCTTGTTTTACACTTACACTCTCTGGGTAAGCGGTTGTTTCTTGTATTTCTTTAATTCTGTCTGAGTTCATATAATTTATTTTAGCGTTTCAATTCCGTAAAAAACCGACAACATACCGCTGTCCGTTAGCAAAACCAATTTCCTAGCATTGGGGAAATGGTTTCTTCGCATTCCTATTAGATTTTATACCGCTAATATTAGTATTCATTCTAAAGAGACATTAGTGCTAACTTTATACTTTCCCATTTTGCTTTTTGAGCGTTTTCAAAACTTGTTGATAATTTCCATGTATGCTCTTTAATCATTCCATCGGCATAAATCAATGCACAATCTTTTGCTGATTTATAAGTCATATACCCAGCACCTATACATTGCCCATCTCGTGTATCTATGTAAGGAAAACTTATAGGTTGATTTACGAATTTTTCAATCAATTCTTTTGCTATTTCAATATGTTTCATATTGTATTTTTATATTATTAATAATAAGTAATAAAGCCCAGCGACTAACTCATTAATTAATCATTAATTTCAATTCAATAATTTCATTCCTAAATATAGGGTCAATATTCATTTTCTTTTTGATTTCCTTTATGTTAGTACTTATTGTACGTGGATCACAATTATAATGTTTCGCAATTCGCCTATAATTCAACCCAATACATTCGTTTAAAAGGTATTGAAAAGAACGTCTAAATATAATTACTGAGGCTAAGCCACTATCTGAATACAAAGTTTCCCAGGCAATTCCATAGAAATTAATAAATATTACCTCAACATCTTCAATTGTTAAAATTTTATTTGATATTTTCGGGAATCTTGCAAGTGTTCCATAAAGTTGATAATACTTAATTTTGTCTTTAATGTTCTTTTCTCTTTCGATCTCAAATCCTAGTGAGATAACAAACTGCTTAACGAAGTCTATAACTTCATTTTCATTCCATTGATTTTTCATGTTGTTTAGTCTTTTGGATAAAAATAATATTTATTATAAATGAAAATTTTAATTTGTTCCTCTGTTAGATTATATCCCATTTCATGCATAAATTTACAAAAATCTTTTGGATTTAAATTATAAGCGTCAATAGGATATTTTCTTGCAAATATTTTAAATGATTCATAATCATTAATTTTCATAATATTATTTAATTAATATAAATTTATCATCATATAATGCCTGAGCTAGCTTCCATTTTAGAGCCCAAATATCAGTGGCGAACCCCTTAACTTCATGATATTCAGTTGATTCATCCCTCATTATTAACTTAAAATCTACATAATAATTACAAATATGTTTCCCGTTTATTGTTATATCTAATTTAAATTGTGGGATTATTTCTTTTATTTCACCAGCTTTTTGACGAAAAACTAATTCATTGAAATATGCAGCTTCTAATTTAGAATCAAATGATCGGCCATTTATCACAGATGTTTTATTACCATATTTATTTCTGGAATAACTTGATCTATTCACGAATAATTTATTGCAACTATCTTGTTTTAATGCCTTTTGGAAATTTATCAATTGTTTTTTCATAATAAGTTTTCTAACTCATTAATCCTAATCTTAATATTTTTAATTCTATCAGGATAAATTGATTTTGGATCGTCTTTTAAATCGTTTAATTGTTCGATTCGTTTTCTAATTTTTAATTTAAAATAATACTTATCAATACATACTGCTAATATTATATTTATAATTGAAAAGGCGAAAATCATTAAGAATGTTTCCATATGTTTTATTAATTAAATTTTTCAAAAGCTTCTATTTCTAAATCCTCCAATCCTCTTTGAGCATCACGTATTTGTTTCTTATATTCAATTCCTTTTTCATCTGTATATCTTTTATTTGCCATTTGTTTTAATTCCTCAAATGATCTTTTTACATCAGCCCATTTCCCTAATAAATAATATTTTTCATTTATCCAATATCCTCCTTCTGAATTATAGGGTTCTAAGTTATTATCATGTAAAAATTGCAAGGCTTCTTTGGAGGATTTGCATTTATTGTCATGATGATATTTATATCCTTTTGAAATAGGAGTAAATTCGGCAGTAGCTCCAATGCAAAAAGGGTCTTTTGTCTTTTCATCATACCATATTTCTATCTTATTAAAATATTGTTCTCTTTTTGATAATTTTATCAAATCCAATATTTTTAATGGAATAGGAGTTAGATCATAATTCTCAATTAAAACTGCACGAGGACATAAGCATTTAAATGTATTAAATAATGTTGAATTAATACACATAAAGGGTATAGGTGATTTCCCTTGTACTTTAATTTTAGATTGTCCGATAAGTCCTAATTCATTTACAATTTGATTCCAACTATCTAATTGATTATTGTCATATATTAATTCCTGAGTTTCCTCAATGACAAACGTCTCAACTATTGTAGCCATTTCTTTTGAATTGTTTTCCATATGTTTATTTATTTAAGTTTTAATATCCTAAATTTATCCGTTTGTTCGTAACAATTTGATGAATAACAACACCTGCCATTCTTTCTATTCCTTGGTTTATAATCATCACAAAACCTCCCACATCCTTGACCCTTTTCGCCTATTTCAAAATATTTAGTGCAATAAAAAAAATCGCTACCCGTTACTATTTTTGCCTCAAACACCTTTAATTCTTTGATGTTATGATCATCCATGTATTCTAAATGGCTATCGATAGTGTAAGCCATTTCGTCATCGTCATCGTCTCTAAAATAATATTTTGCCATAATTTTAAATTAAATTTTACATAAATCCTGTAATCTTGTTATTGCTTTATCGGGTAAATTATCCCTAAATTCGCCTAACCATGCTAGAACATTATATGATAACTCTATTTTCTCTGATTTTAGTTTTTCTATACTTTGTTTTAATTTATAGTTTTCAGCTTCAAATTGTTCCCGTGTTTTATAAAGCATAAATTGATATTTTTCTGCCATTTTAATTAAAGCATTATCCTTTGTATAAAATGTCCAGCCATAACAATAAAAGCAACTATAATCAAAATTAATTGGATGTTGTTTATTTTGTACACCTTCGTATGTTTCTTTAAGCCGTCTATATGTTTCGCCGTCTATTGTTACACTGATAATTTCATTCATTTTGTATAATTTTAATTCTTATATTTTAAACTAATATTGTTTTCCAGGTTCACTTTCTTTTTTTAATACAGATATTCGTTGCATTATGTCATTTGCCACATTATCCGAATGTTTAATGAATAATTCTAAACGATATGCTGCGCTCTCATGTTCAAGTTCATTACTTAAAATATCACTATTTATCACTGTAGATTCGCTTTCTGCTTTAACTGCGCTCATCGTTTGCATTAATTCGTTTTTCTTTTTTGAAAACTCAATTTTTCTTGAAAAATAACAGATATTATAATCTGATTTTATTTCTGCTAATTCCTCAGCTAAAGCAAAATTATTAGTAACAATCATAGTTTTACAGTCTAGTAATTGGTTTATAGTTGCTATTTTTGCATTACTTTTATACCAATTAATTGCTATTCGGCTTGACCTTAGTAATTCTGTTGTGTCCATTATTTATTTAAAATTTCATCTACTTCTTTATCTGTAAATTCAGCCGTTGTTTTATACCCTTTTAAAAGTCCATATTTTAAAACCTTACGAACTTGCTCTTTTGACATTCTTTGTCCTCTGTGTTCAAATGCTTTATAAGCCTTGTTTATTTGCTCTAAAGCTCCCATTAAATCTGCGTGCATTTTATTTATTTTTAAATAGCCATGCCAACATCATTTACGCCTGCCTAAACTCGCTTTCTTTTACGAAATTAGTCTTACCTGCTTTTATGTCGGCTATGGCCGTTATGGTTGTCATAAATTAAATATTTTCAATTTGAGTTTTAGCCCATTTTTTGAAACCTTCAAATTTTTCAAGTATTTCTAAAACGGTTTTATCTTCATTTAAGCCAATTGGTGTACCTAAAATAAATCCATCAATCCAAGTATTTAACTTTTGTTTTTTAGGAGCTTTAGCGGCTTTTTTTTCGGCTTCAATACGTTCTTTTTCTTCTTTGTCAGCCTTTTCTTTGGCCTCGTTTTCGGCTTTTTGCTTTGCTAATAATTCAGCTTGTAATTTGGCTTTTTCTCCCTGTTCAGCTTTTAATTTTACATCTACAATAGCTTTGTCTTTATCGGCTTTATCTTTGGCTTCGGCTAATAATTTAGCTTGTTTTTCAGCTTCGACTTTTGCTGTTTTTTCTGCTTCTGCTTTTTGTTTTTCCAAAATATTAGCCTGTTTTTTGCGTTCAATTTCTAAGGCTTTTTCTTTTTCTTCTGCTTCTTTTTTCAATCGCTCGTTTTCAATCTTAATTCTTTCACGTTCGGCAGCTTCTTCTTTTTCTTTTTTTATTCTCGCTTCTTCTGCTTTTTTTTCAGCTTCAATCTTATCATTATAAGCTTTTTCGATTCCAGCTAAAAATATTTCAAAAGTTTCATCGCTCATATTTTCAAATTCAGTACGTGCTATTTCAGGAGCTACTTTTAAAACTTTTAAAATTCGTTGTTGTACTTTTAATTCTTTTTGTTCAGCTTCGTATCTTTCTTTTGTTTCTTCTTTCCATCGTGCATTTTCTTCTATTTCTTTTGTTAAAATTTGCATCGTTTGTTTTGCCTTTAGCCAAAGCGAATCTTCGGTTTTATAACTCAACATTTGTTGTTGTACATCGGCTCTTTTTGCATCAAATGTTCTCTCAGCTTCCAGGCGAACTTGCCTAACACCTAAGCGAATAGTGTTTGCAAGTTTCATATTTACTTTGTCGTTTTGGTCAGCAACACAAACAGAATCTAGTTGCTCACGCATTTTTGAAACGCCATTAAATACATGGTTTAAAACAGTTTGAACTTCATTCATTTTTTCAACTGAAACGTTTGCGGCTATTTGAGAAATTTCATCAGGCAATACAACTAATTGATTTTCCATAATTATAATTTTTAAATTAAACATTATCAAAAAAGAACGCCCCTAAACGTCTTATTAGCACGGAGTTTAAGGGCGTTGAAACTAGAATTAAAACAAAGCATCTTTATTGTTCCCGTGCAAAAGACAACAATTTATATTTTAAGCAAATGTAAGAACTTATAACTTTATTTGCAAGTAATTTGTGTATGTTTTTACAGGCGGGTTGATTATTTCCCCTGTCTCAGGATTAGCAACTTGCGAATTTAAAGCCTTCAAAAAAGCCTCCCTTTCTTTAATATCTGACTTAAGTTTATTGTAAATACTATCATTACAAGTACTTAAATCATAGTTTGACCTTGACATTTTGCTAATTTCTGCATTCTGAAATTGAAATGTTTTTTCTGTATATTTCTCTGCCTCTGTTTGCAAACATCTTTTTACTTGCTCATTCTCACGAATAAGCTTTATAGTTTCTTCCAATGCTTTTAATTGTATTTCAATTTGAATCGGATTTCTTTCACCTGAAAGAATTTCCTCAATTGCCATGTTAGCAAATGTCTTACATTCAGCTTTCGTTAATGGCATTTCTGACAATGTTGATAATGCGTTCATATTGCTTCCGATATTAATTTTTCACGATTAACCAATGAAATACTATATTTTTTTTCTATTTCCTCAATTTTATGCCCTTCTTTCAAATACTTTATAGCATCATTCCATTGTGGTGTATTAGGATTAAGCCATAATTTAGTATTTACTGGTTTATTTATTTGTTCTTGTTTGGCATCATATTTAGTTCCATTATATATTTTTGATGCAATCCCAAGCATCTTGCAAGCAACCGACAATGCATCTGTTAAAGCCATTTTATAGCACTCATCGGAAGTATATAATCCATTCTTTTCATTTGCCACAAACGAACTTCCTCCTGTGCCTGGAATGGGTTTTGACCATTCATTATTTTGTTTAATAAACAGATGAATGTTTACAAAAGCAGCCTTTTCATTATTGCCACCTACTTCAGTCCATTGATTTTGTATTTCAAAATACCAACCTATTCCGCAAATTCCAAATAGTTCAGTTAATGCCTCAATTCTCCATTGTGGATTGATGTCTGATTTTCCTTTTAATCTACCTGCTTGAATTTCTTTTAATGCCCATGCTGGTGGTTGTTCAAATTTTCTGTATATTTCCATAGTTTTACTTTGTTAAATTTATAACTGTCTCAATTGTTTTACCTTTTTCAGCGTTTCTCAAATTTACTGTTTTTACGAATAATAGTCCTAAAACTAAAATAAATAGTAATACTATCCACTTCGTTTTAGTCGGCTCCATTTGTTTTAAATCTTGTGTTTTCATGTTGTTTGTTTTAAATTGTTCGATTAAATTTTCAATATATCTATCTAAAAATTCGTTTAGCTCATGTTTAATTATAGGCTCATGAATAAAATAATCATTTATAATAATTTTACTTTCTTTTAACCCTAATATAATACCATTGTTTTCTTCTCTTTGGAATATGTTAATCATATTATTTAAGTTTTTAGTTGTTTTCTTAATTAAGGATTGTTGTTATTTAATTCTTCAAAAATTTTTTAATTACACTTTTTATCTTTTTTCTTTCTGATTTTTTTAACCTTTTCCCGCAATCCCAATATGTTACTCCTCTATGTATGTTTGATATTATTGTTGAAATATCATCCCTATAATGTAAATCTAAAGTATTGACAATATAAAAATATTCTTCATTATTATGCTTAATCCTTAGATGATAAACTTTATCAGTTGTCATTAATATGCAGGATTCTATTGTATTATTCATCTTAATTAAGGATTGTTGTTATTTTAATTGCTGATATTTTTTAACGAAATTTATCAATTTACCTGCTTTGTCCATAAAATCATCTAATTGAACTATTGCTACCTGCGTATTAATATAATCAATCATATCTTCTAATTCCTGCATGGTTGGCTCGTTAAATGAATTATTTTCTATAAATTTTAGTATTGCATTTAAACCATCAATAAATCCAATACATTCGTCAGAATTATGTTTTTCTTTAATATATTTATTTACTAACGCTTCTTGGTGTTCTTTTGTAATTATCATAACTTTATTTTAATTTATTAATTCTACAATACCTTTGTTACATATTTTGTTGCGTGTATACAAATGTTATGCACAATACAGCTACTATCCAAGTGCCTCTTTTAGTTTATCGCATTTAATCCAATTTTCTTCATCGTCAAATCCTTTGCAGAAATCACATTTCTTGCATTTTGCACTCCCGATTTTCCTATCCCATTTAAGTTCCTTTTCATTCCAGTATTTACATTCTGTTTTACAAGTTTTAGTAATGCTATCAAAGTCGTAATAATATTTTTCCATAATATTTTTAATTCATGCTATTAGTTAATTCCTGTAATATTTTAAACTTGTCCATTAATTTACGATACTGTTTTAAAGATTGTTTATCTTCAAATTCCATATAATTTCTACGTTCTTTAACTATATTTTGTTTCATAATTTCTATGTTTGAATAGAAAATCTTTACCTGATTCGGCTTAAACATTTCGCCTAGTTGTTCAAATAGGTTCATAATTCTATATACTTATGTTATGTAACTTAAAACTTCTCCTTATCGTTGTCTGGTTAAAATTGATTAATTTACTTATTGATTTAGCTAAATCAGTATTTATAAAGTTAATAGGATAATCATTCTCAAATTCGTCTCCAAATTTAACAATCAAATCTAATACACTTGCATATCTTTGAACCGGGTCAATATACATTTCTACAATGCAATATATCATTTGTCCTTCAAATTCAAAGTCATCAAGTTCAACTTTAGCCGTTTCTACTAAATAATAATAGGTTGTGTATTTGGCGAATAGTTTTTCTGAGAGTATATGTTTTAGCATAATTTATGTATTTATTTGTACAATTATAAGTTTAATTTATTAATTGTGCAATAATATTGTTACAATATTTCTTGCGTATATACAAATGTTATGTGCAATTTAAAAAACCGGGGATTTCGCACCCCGGCGCGCGGATTAAGCAACCATTCTTAATGGCTGATTAAACATTTGAATTGATTTGCCGTTTATGGCTTCCTGAGTTCTCCACTAATCCTACTCACACGCTGTCAAAACCAAGCACCCCCTTACGCTCCCGAAGGAGCAACAGCACTATCGCGGCTGGTTAGCGAACATTGGCGAATGATGTGGAGGTGGCGGGAGTCGAACCCGCGTCCAACATGCTTTTTTAATAGCTTCAATGAACTCATTATCGTAATAAACTGCACTTAACACGCGGTCATAAAACACGCGGGGTTCAGTGCAAGTTTGTAATTCAGTATTTCAAAAGAACTTTTGTATCGGTGGATAAGTTCGCGCTTCGATTACCCGCGCGTTTCATACCGCCATACCGTTATAGCCAATGCTAAGAAACCGCTTCGACATTAGGCTTTGGACGACTAATTGTTATATCAAATTCAGGCTTACCACCAGAAGTAATCGTTCGGACAAATCCTTTACTACCTTCGGGTATGCCTTCGCCTTCCGTTGCCCAATTAATTAAAGCGTGAATAAATTGCTGATTGACTTCTTTTTTCGCAAGCCACTCATTGCCTTTTGAAATTCCAACAAATGGAGTTTGTGTAAGTGGCGAAATTCCAAAATCAATCATTCTGAAAATCCCATCCACTATTTCGTGAAAATCTTCTAAACTGATATTATATTTATCAGCAAGAGCATTTTCTGTAATTAAATAATCCTCGTCTGGATTTTCTGTTTTTGTGAGAACGTCAGCAATTTCTTTCGCTTCGTCCCAGTCTAATTTTACTGTTTTTGACATTTTATTTGTATTTAAAAGTTAATAATTCGTTTAATAAAGCACTGGCTATAACACGTGCTATAAGCAATAGCTGTGTCCGGGCTATCCGAAAGTTTCTGTTGTTTATTATCGTTTGTCATAATTTGAAAGTTTATTGTTATTAATCCGCTACTGCTCATAGCACCATACGTTTACCAAACAGTTTAAAACGGCATTCCATCGGTTTTGATAGGGTTGAAATATAGTTTTATTCTGTAAGGATATTGGCGGTATATTTTACGCCAAAGATTCATTTTAAGGTAGTACCAAATTCTTACAAAAAATATTTGAAATTTAGCATACCAATTAAATGTAAATTGTTCATACTTACAAGCGAAACAAGACCCGCTATAACAGCCTTCGGTAACAGTAAATTGTAATCCTGTTTCTTTTGGAAAAAATCTTGGTTTTATAATACATGGCTTATTATCCCATGCCTTATGAATAGCCTTAATTTTCATAATCTTTTTAAATTAAGTTAATAAAAACCGTTTGGTAACAACAAATATAAAAAAGGCGGGCTGTTGTGTCCCGTGGATAGCGGGTTAATGATTTGAGTTGTACACCTCGCTTCAAAACCGTTAGCCAAATTCCCGCCCTTTTCATATTTGCGACCGTTAGCGTTCATTGCATTTCGATAATTGACGACTTAACTGTTTTGATAATTGTACCGCCTTTTTATAATCATGTGGGTGCATTGGTGCAGCATCGGCATTCTGGTTAAAAATTGCATTGTCAACGAATTGCTGCATTTTAAGAAGCAACGAAACGCTAACACTATGTTTGTGCAGTTTGGGTTTAAGTGGTGTATTCATCTGTTTTGTAATTTATTAAGTTTGTACTATTTTGTACCAAACTTTTCTTTCAATTTTTGAATGCTGTTTTTGTTGGGATTCAAAGTTTCTGCCATTTTATTAAAGAGTTTAGTAATTTTATAATATTTTCATTACTATTTATTTCGTTAATATTAAATAATCTGTAAACTTTTTCATCTTTGCACCCCTATTTAGGCAGAACTCATATTCTATTTCATTTATTTGTGGAAACTCAATTGACACAGGCACTGATTTAATTCTATTTCTGAAAGCAATATCAAGCCTGTGATTACCTTCGCCTAAAATAGCTTTACCTTTAACTATAAATAATCTAAGTGGCGCTTTAATGCCATTTTCAAGTATGTCTTTTTCTAAATCCTTAGGGCTTTGAATAGTTACTATGCCGTAAACATTTAAAAGAGAATTTAAGCGCCTTTCTTTGCTTCGGTCAAAATCTGCATACCTTTTAATTATTTCAGTAGGTATATTTCTTACTATTGTTCTCATTTTGTTGGGTTTTTATTTTATTCGTAACAAAATAAATTGCTCATTCTAGGTCTTAAAATTATACCTGTTAAATTATAGAAAGTTTCTGAAAGGGACTGATTTGTTTTCTTCATGTATTTGCCTATAATGTAATTCCTATCTTCCTCTGTATTAAAAACAAATTGTCTTTGTCTGGTAAGGATCATGTTTATAACATTAATTTTCGTTTCCTTTGTATTTCCTTTTCCAATTTTTCTTCAATTGCTTGACGAATAAATCTTGTAGGCATAATATTGTATTTTTTAAGTCCATTTAATTTTAACTTAGTTTCTTTTGAAAGCTTAATTCTATATGTTTCAGTATATTGACCCATTTTTAGCCGTCATTTTATTGCGTATATACAAATGTTCTACGCCATTTATTTTTAAGAGAATATTTGAGAACGCTATTGTAAACGGCGTAGAACAGCCTGTATAAAAAATAGCGGGGTTCTACCCAGTGGATACAGTAGCAAGTAAATCCGTTTTAATAATTTTTGCCACCGCACCGCAGCTTTTTCAAAGCTGTTTTAAAATAGTTTCTATTGATGTTTTGGGTATTTCTACATTTTGAGACAAACTTTCATTTATCCATTCAAATTGACTTTTCAAAAAATAAATACGACCCTTCAAAGTTCCTATTTCCATATTCATTTTTAAAACAGATTCATATTTTTCTTTTGGTGTTTCTCCTGGGAGAATATCCATTATTTCGTTTATATAACTATTCATATCAATTTCGTTTTTCTTTATATTCCAATATCTCTATTATTTTTTCAAGTTTATCATTATACTCAGATTCTTTCCACCCGCATTTTAAATGGGTTTCATATTCTTCTTTTAAATTATGTGGCCGTAATCTACTGTGGTTTATTTGCCCATAATATTTTTTATCTTTTACACGCCATCCTATTTGACTGGTAACATACTCGTCATTATCAAAGCTAAGTGTTAATTCATTGCCCTTGTAATGGTCGTATATTTTCATACCCATGAACGGTGAAAATGGCAACTCAAATGTTTTTATAAACCACATTCTATATGCTCCAACACTAAAATCTTCATATACTTCAAATTTCATATTAAATCCTCCCCTAAAAAATTATTAAAACTACATTCTACTTCTAATCAACTGTAGTGCGTTAAACCGCTACTTTTCATACAGGCGTACCGTTGTACGCAAGCGGGGGAAGTGCTTCGATTTTAGTTTTCTGCCAGTTTGAAAGAAAAATAAAAAATGCCCCGCCCGCTTTGGGTTTTTCAAACCCATTTAAAAGACTTCGCAACTTTCTGTACATCCGTTGCTAATGTCAAGTTCAGTTCCATCATACCATAATTCAGTTTGTGTTTTGCTGTCATCTGTTGCATCTTTAATGTTTTTATCTTTTGCCATTTCAAAAATGTCAGCTACAGTTTTATTTTCTCTAAAAAATCTCATTGGCGCATTTAGTCTGTGTTTTTGTGTTTCTTTTATGTAATCACCAAATTCAATTTCCATTTGTTTCATAAAATCAAACCAACTTGGGGTATTTCTCGCTATTGTTACCAGTTTTCTAAATGATTTCTTCCAGCATGTTTTGCAATTCCCTTCATAACCTTTCAAATTCAATCTAAATGGCATCTTGCCCCAAAATGTATTAACCATTGGTTTTGTAATTCCTAAATGTACCAATGGATACCAGTATTTACCTATTCTATCAATTTCATCAGCTCTAATCCCTATACATTTGGTATGTGTTGAAGGTTTCCATCCCATTGAAGTCAAATATCTATTAATAATATACTCTTTTAATTCACGGGTGCATGTCATATTTTGCTTATTTGGAATCATAAACTCACTTATATAAGCTCTAAATGGGTGGTTTTGCCATTTATTTGCTATTTCACTTTTATTATGGCTTCTGTAAGCTGTTTTAAAATCAACTATTTCAAATGAAAGTCGTTTGTATTGTAACCAAATCACTTCAATATTAAAATGTTCAGAGCATTTATTAACAAATTCAAGAGTTTCCTCGTTTTCTTCTCCTGTATTAGCAAATACAACTTTTATATTATAATCTGAATAATTAGCTATAAGCCAATGAAGCAGAAAAGCACTTGTTTCACCACCAGAAAAACTCATTAGTATATTGTTTGTTTTTAAAACTCCCCACCGCTTCGCATTTTTTATTTTTTGTTCTTCGTGGTTAGTTCCGTGGGTACAATCCGCCAGCGTACAACACGCCGTATAGTGCATACCGGGTGCGGTAGGTTGCGAAAGTTCAGTACTCTTATTGTCGTTCATTGTAACTTGATTTTTTAGTTTTTCAAAATCCGGTACGCCACCATACGGCCACCGTTAGCTGCAACCGTAAGAAAGCACCTCGATAGCTTTGTTCGCTTGCTCGAGAGTTAAACCTTCCATTGAATCGCAGCAAATAAAATATTTTGATTGTTCATAAAGCATATCGGAATCATCATCTAAAATAACATAGCTAAAATCAGTTCCTAATTTATTTGAACGCATCATTTTAAAACTACCATCTTTATTTAAAATTTGGTATCGTTCATTTTGTTCAGGGTAAGCATACCACGGGTAAATTACGTGGGTATCTAACCATTGTTTTATTTCAACACCCCTCGGAATTGATAAATGAACACCTTTTTGCAAATATTGGTAAGCCCTAATTGTTATGCCTACAATTTCATCACAAAATCTAAATCCATGCTCTTTCATGTGTCCAATAGTATCTTCAATGGTATGTTTTCTCCAACTACTACTAAGCACTATTTTTGCACCTGTTTTTTCTATTATCATTCCCAGTAAATCTTGTTTTTCAGGTGTCAAAGCCCACATTCCATGCTCAACTGTTTTAGGTGTAGCTATTACTCCGTCAATATCGAGAAATATAAAACGGCAGCAGCTAACCGCACCTATACGCAAAATGGGGGTTTCGTTCTCGTTGGATAATTTGTCTGTATTCATAGTTTTGTTATTCGTTTAAAGTTTTGTGGGTACAATCCCCATTCAGCGCATAGTTGCAAAACGTTAGTTGCAAGCTAAAGAATCGCCACAAATGAAAGCTCCCCATTGTTCAGCCATCGCACTTGCAATTCCGCTAAATGTCTTTGAACTTTCTTTTTGTGTAATGCTTTTAATTGTTGCTTTTTGTCCTCTTTTTGCTCCACCAGTATTTGATGGTAAATAAGGCACGTAATTTTCTTTTACATCCGCTGGTATTAGGTTTGGTAATCCTTTCAGCCATAAATGAGTTCTCTTTGAAAATCCGTGTCCATACTCAAACGGTTGTATTACTTGCGTTTCTTTTGGTAAATTAACTACTTTCAATGGCAATGGGTTTTCAACTGCAATAAATGGTATATTAGCATTCAAACATTTCATAAAAAATTCTTTTGCATCCATTGCTTGTGTATATCTATTTTCGCATAAATTACCAGAAGTCGGGTACATCCATCTTGCTCCAGCCCTACTCATAAAAGTACAAGGCGGGTGAAATATTGCAAGTGTTGGTTTAATTAGTTCTATCGCTTCAAATACATCCATTTGTAGGTGCCATTCAGGTTTTCCGCCACTACATTCTTGCAAATCGCAACTATATGCTTCAAATCCTTTTTCTCTAAAAGCCTTGCATATTTCTTGGCTTTCTTCGCATCCTATTAATATCTTCATTTTAAATAATTTAATCGTTAAAAACAGCCAGCAACTAACACCGTGTATAAGCAATGGCACATAAGCGGTGTCGTAACTTGAAAGTGTGTACAAGTGCCACTGCTCATACACAACACGTTACCAGTAATTATACCAGCTCCGTTGCAACTTCTTTGGTAACTTCAAAAGATTCGTGTAGAAATTCAATGAATCTTTCCCGGGTTACTTCATTTATTCTTTTTTCATCAATATCAACAAACATAAGATAGCGGTCATCTGCAATACGAAATTCAATCCTACCGCCATTATGTTTACCGCCATATATCGTTAAGCATTCCACGTTTACCGCTGAATCGTCAACGTATGAAATGTCAGTAACTTTTATCATTTCGGTAGCTGATAATGAAAAGAATTTGCCTACCAATCCATTGTATTTTGATTTTCCAAGTTGGTTTAATTCTTCTCGTAGTTGTTCTAACTCGCTTTGTTTCTCTTTAATTTTGTCTAAAAGTTGTTTCATATAATTTATTTTTAAATAAATAACTACTGGTAACACGTTGTATACGTCAGTTTTGCTTGGTAATTCAGTGTAAATTGATAGCTGCGCGCAAGCAAAACCGCACGCATACAACCAACGTTAGCGTCCAGTTTGTTTGCCGGAACCACCACATACATAGCAATCATCTGTAATGTTACTAAAAGGTACACGGCATTTGCCAGAACCATTGCAATGCAAACAAACCGTATCGCTAACATCAGGTATAGGCAATGCGCCGTCACTCGTTTGAAGTTTTTGCCCTCGCTCGCTTTCAGAAATAGCATCCGATATATCATTCCATATTGTTTTTAATTGGCTTTCAGTTGCTCCGTTTTGCATTTCTATGCAATCTTGTATTTTATTAAGTACTAATCTAAATTTATCCATCGCTCGGTTATTTAAAGTTTATCACTCGTTTCAATATTGTGCGTAATTTGATGGGCGCACATGCCCATACCTGTGCCGTTACCGTGCATTGGGGAAAAGCCTCGCATTTAAACAATCTTCACACTCTCCCCCTAATGTTATTGCCTCTGTAACTTTTCCACATACTTTGCATGATGATTTATTTTCATCAATATACTTTTCTGCTATTTTTTGAAAAGCAGCGGAATTGTGATAATACCTTTGAAAAACTGGATTTTTAATAAATGTTTGAAATGCATAATCAGTAATTAAGTTATCATGTTCTTTTGGACATTTAATCCAGTATTGGATTAACTCACATGATTTTATTTCTATTACATTAATTATACTCACGCCTTTTAAACCACTAACCAACATTCTAAAATCTGAATGCAATAAATAATTAACAGTTAAACAAAGCGGGTCTCTATAATCAACGCCCGGTAACACGCCATATACTCCATTGGCGGTTTCGTGGGTATTCGTAATTTCTGCCATTTTATAAAGTTTTTAATAAATTGATAAATTCGTTCGTTCTATTCGCCAACGTAGCATATGGCCAACGTTATGCAATAGCTTAAAAAAGCCCACATTTAGCGTGTCTGTCATATAAAACTATACTTCCCGCAACAGCGACATTCATGCTTCGAGTTCCAGGCAAATAAATAATTTCTTGACATTTTTCAATTGCTTCTTTAGTCAATCCATTATCTTCTGCACCTAATAAATAACATGCCTGTTTAGGGTGTTTAAATTCAGTTAATTTAGTTGCAGTTTCAACCAATTCAATACCAACTAATTTACAATCATGTGGGCGGTGTTCGTTAAAATCTGCAAAATCTTTATAAATGAATGTTGGTATATGTTTCCAACTCTTCATAGTGTCGCTTGCTTGCGGTTTAAATCTGCTTCCAATTAAGAAAATAAAGTCCGCTTCTAAAATTTGGGCAGTTCTAAAAAGAGTACCATAATTTTGTGATGTTTTCATATTCAAACATCCTATACCATAATATCCTTTGTCTTTCATTTTATGTTTTGTTTTTAATTATTTGAATAAAAGCCGATTGCATAACACCGTATATAAAAAATAGCGGTTTTAGTGCTGTTTGCAAGGTTTGTACTCGTATTATCGTTTATCATAGTTTGATAGTTTTTAGCTTCGTAGTCCGCTACTTTTCATATACGAACCGTTAGCTGCAACCATTACGCAGCTCCGTCATTCGTTCTTTTACCAGATTTTTTATTTCCGATATCCAAATAATCGGGACCCGAAATGTTATGTTTTTAGTAGGGGCGGCTTTTGGTCTGCCAGCCCCTTTTCTTTTACCTCCGCTACTCATTTTTTGAATGAGATATAAATTTTTAAGCCTTTTCTTGAAATTTTGTTATCGCTTATTTCAAAACCTTCGGGTATTGAAAGGCTGTTTAAAGTTGCTTCGCTAATTGCTTCAAGTTCTTTACCAGTTGCAGCGTTTGTTTGTACTTCAATAAACAATTCACCTTCAATCATATTTAACTTAGCTATCGAGTTAATCTCTTTTTGTAATTTTGCGTTTGTCATGGCTTCTATTTTTTAGTGTTATAATCTGAGTTAAAAGTAATGTTTATTTTTGATATATGCAATACTTTAATCAAAATAAATGAAAATATTTTTACTAAAAAATGGCAGACAGCTAACAATGTATAAAAATAATAGCCGGGACCGTGGGTAATTCAAGTTTTGTAATCCGTTCGGAAAGTTTAGTAGCTCGATGGTTTTTCACTCGCAATCGGCTACTATTCTTATACGAAACGTTAGGCGTAATGCTAAGATAGCTCCGAATGAGCCTTTAGCATTAATTCATAATCTTTCGGATCGCCATAACTTGCATTTGAATACCAGCAATCAGTTTTTTGATAATATTCAAAATCATGCCATTCGTCTGGTTTAAAAGTCAGTAAGTTCTTAAAACCAGAATGCCAACTAATTGAACCTTCATCAGTATGGCATTTTATTCCAAATTCTTGAAATATATTTTGCAACATTAAATAATTATCTTCATTTACCCAATAAAAAGCATTGGTTAAAAACTGTTCTTTGAATTCTTGTCGTGTCATAATTAGTTGAATTAAAGCACATACGCCTAACAATAATGAGAAATCAAGTAATCAAAAAGATAAGTTCCGTTTAATTCAGAATCAGTTATTTTGAAAGTTGTATCTTCCAAATAAAAATCTTCTAAGTCTTCTACTATTTCGCCAATTTGATATATGTCATCATTACCAATGTTTTGAGTTCCGATACATATGTAATTATATCCATTTACATTTTTATCTAATCTAATTAGAAATGCAAGTTGTCTATAGCCAAGTGCTGCATTTGTTTGAAATATTTCCATAAAATAAATTACTATGCCTAACTATAAATGTAAAATATATAGTGAAGGCGGGATGTTGCCCCCGTAGGACATACGGTTAATGATTTAAGTTTGCAACCTCACATCAACAGCTTAGCCAAATTCACGCTAAACACCATATACAAATCGTTATTCCTTATTACAAAATACCTCAATATCATCTATGCCACCTATATGAGATACATAATACTTGCATTCACTCGTAATCTTGTCATCAATTCCTTTAGCACAATACCTTGAGCAATTCTCTGTTGATATACCAAATTTTCTTTTAAAAAAGTAATAGCTGGCTTTTATTCGTTTCATTTTACAAATTTAGTGTATTATTTTGCTTTTAACAAATTGTTTGTCAAAATTTAAAACCTATACCTACCCTTGCATATCCTAATTTTAAATCAACTGAAATAGATATTGAAATATCTATTTCTCTATCATAAATAGTGATTTCGGGCGTAAAACGATGTTCTTTGTTATCAAATGTAGAATAAGCTACACCAACATTTACAAAGAAATAATCATATAATACAGTATGACCAACGCCAATCGAACTTCGGTAGTAATCTTTAAAGTTGTAGTCAGCGGCTAACTGATAATCAAACTTTTCAAAGACTACATGGTTAAATTGAAGGCCGATCGAGTTGGGACCAGGTGCAAAAGTTAATTCCAAACTTCTTTGTGCAATACAATTAATTGATACACATAACATTGTAATAATAAATAGTTTTTTCATTGTAATTTAATTTTTGGTTGTTTTTAATTATGCTAAGTTTTTAGTAAATACTTTGTTTTAATTCAATTCTAAAATCATAACCAATGCCACCAGCCTCTATGCTTTTATTTTTATAATCATATTCATGACTATCACACCATTGATTAAAGAACTGACGAGCATTATTTTTAGTTGAAAAATCTTTTACTGTTTCTGTTGTATCTGACATTTTTGTTATAATTACTTGTGTTTTCATGGATTTTTATTTTAATTATCTCATCGAGCTTGGTAATTGTTTTCTGGCTTGTGCTTCAAAAAAATCTGAAGGTATTGCTTTTAAATTATGGACATCAACTGTGAAAACTATTTCAATTTCTGAAATTTGGTTTAAAATTTCACACTGTCTAAGGCTCATTTCTTCTTTTTCTAAAACTGTATTTGCAACCTTTGATTCAAATCTGTTTAAAGTAGAAATTCTTTTAATTTCACTTATCTGTTCGGTTGTCATTTCATTTATTTTCTATGATATTTGTCAGTGTTTTTTATGAGATAGATTATAAATAAAGAACCTGCGGTTCAAATAGGCTCTTAAAATGAAATACTATTATATGAGATGACAAAGATAATAATATTTAATCAATAGGTCCATATATTTTCCTAACAAAATAAAGGATTGTATTCATTTTTTTATATAATATTATGTTAATATGGTCCATGTCTTTTTCCAATAAAAAACCCCCGGTAACAATCCGGGGGCAAACCCAACAACCATGAAAAACTTTAATCACTAAAAACTACTTAACCCAAAAACTATAATCTATGAAAAAACTCTTTTGACCCATCCATAAAAAAACTTCTTTTTTGACGGCCTTTCTTTTACCCTTTCAATATAGTATTGTATACGCTCAATTTGAAATAAGGTTACAAATTTTTCAAAATCGTAACTATTTAATGTTTTTATTGTTTTATTCCCACAAAATCCGTCAACATCAATACATAATATCTTTTGAGCTAATCGTATGCTACTCTTTAGCCCTGCATTTACCCCAAAATCAAATATATCTGTTGCTATTTGCTGACTTTCTATTTTATCACAATTTAGGATATTCCAGTATTCGGTCTTATAAAGATATTCTACTTCTTTTTCGAGTTCGTTTGAAAGCTCTAATGTTCTTGGAAAGTCCGGTTGTGATTTATGCTTATCAATTATTTGCCAACCTGTCCAATTTGGGTGATATTTTCTTGATACTCCAATAAAAGTTTCTCCTCCAGGGTCTTCTTTATCAAATACATATCCGCCCTCATGACTTTCGATTACTTCGTATGCCTGTTTAAAATCAGCCATTATTGTTGTTTTTGCCACATTTCATAAATCCGGGTATCCATTACTTTCAATGTAGATTTAATTTCTTCCAAACTTTCCTTATCAGCTTTCTTGTCAACTTGCAATTTAAGTTCTTTATCTTTTTCGTCTACATACCTTATATCTGCCTTCCCCTCTATTTTCTTAATTGTTTCATCGCTTTTATCTGCCCCCCTTGCAATTCCCCAAACAAATAACCCTGATATAATGGCAGTCAGTGAAGATATTAATAATGTCTGCCAAAGTTTTGAAGTCCTATCCATAACCATCTTATTTATGCCCCTTTTTACCCACTTCATTTTATTGCCGTAAAGTTATATCATTTTATATTATATAACAATATAAATACTATATTGTTGTTATTTTTTTAAAACTTGTCTTTTTGAATTACTCAAAAATGTTATCTTTATATACGATATCCCAGCTATAACAGCTACAGTTGCTAATTGTTTGTAATCAATTAATGATAAGTCTCCAGTTTTTTCAACTACTTGATAAAGTGTATCAATTACCGCCCCGCCAACTGCAATATAAAAGCCTTTTAACCATTGGCTTTTTAATATTGTAAATAATCTTGATTCCATAATTTTAATTTTTATAAAATGAATATTTAACTTTTAATTGATCGAATAGCTCATCCGGTGTAATATCGTCTGGACTTTTTACTGTATTCGGCCTTGCATAGTTTATTGCTTTGGCATATAACCGTGAACAAAACCAACGTTTATAATTCTTTCCATAAATACCCCACCAATTACGATGATAAATTTTAGAAATAATTGGAACCTTTGCTAAAAAAATATGTATTGGTTGAAATAATCCTGTTCCTAAAAAGTCATAAGGCTTACCTACTTGAGCTAAAAGAAATTCAGTAAATAGCTTTAACTCCTCTTCATTTAAGCCTAAATCAATATATCTAAGATTCTTTTTAATGTTAAAATATTCTGATTCGATATATATTGTTTCCTTTACCTTTGGTGTATCTGCTTCAATAATATAATAGAGGCCATCTTTACCTACAGAACCAAATACATGTGTCGGAGTATACCCGTCTTTTTTGTGTTCAATATTTTGAGCAACCTCAATCGCTGTCCCTAAAAAGGAATCACGATGTACAAACCCCACTAATCCCACTTTCATAATTTAATTTGTTAATTATAACTATAATATGTAATTGCGCTTTCTGCGACATCAAATATTAACGCCAATCTTGTTTTTGTTACTGCCGGTAACCATACTTCAGGATACCAACCGTCAATTATATCTATATTATAAACAGTAAATGAAGTAGCTACCCCATTTGGCCTAATAGGATTAAACCAATTTCTATATCTATAATAACTTTTATATATTTTAAAAGTTACTATCATGTTAATTGTTTGATCTATGCCTATTTTAGTATTGCTCATTGACATTAAAGTGTCAATTTCAATAAATATTTTACCTGTTAAAATATCATCTTCGCAAATTACACTATCTGTGCCTAAATTAACTGTAGCAAAATTGCCTATTGTTGGCCTTAACTGTGCATTAATACTTATAGCTAATGCAACTAAAATAACTGATAATAATATCCTTTTCATTTTATGTTTAATTTAAGTGTATTGGAAAACAAATTAATTCACCGTTATATATCGTGACATTACCAGGAGCTGATGACGTGCTCCTTAGTTCAATCCAGTATCTATCGTTAGCCACAACATCATATAGATATTTTTTAAACGGTCTAAGTGATGCCTTGCCGCTTGAGCTTATCTTATAATGCCATATGTCTGTAGACGTAGCGCCTCTTTTTCGCATAATCCTATATTCATAATCTTTAGAGTCAACGCCTAATAGATTTACCTCCCAATTGATATAAAAATCACCATCTTTTGAGCAAATAAGAGTATCTCCACTATCAGTAAAGTCCTCTAAATCACTAGCAGGGAATAAATCCTTTCCTGTATTTGTGACTTGTACCCAAACATCTTGCGTAAGCGAAATAATTAAAGAGCTATCCAAAAATGTTTGTGCGGCATGAGGAGTATTGTTATGAATATAACCTTTTGCATCAACTTTTAAAACAGTTGTTACACTATCCCTCAACCTAAACAATGTTGTTGTGTCATCTAAATTTCTATAACTACCAAATGTATAAAGATTATATGTTGCACGAGGGTTTAAATCAATTATTTTTGTCATAGTCCCTACTTGAGCCTTAAGTATGCCCCCTCCAATTGTACCAGTTACATTAGTTGGGTTGTCTACAAATGGTAATAAATATCCGGTAACAGTATTTGTGTTTGCATCAAAGTCTCTATTAATAGTAAATACATCAGTAGTTGTTAAGCCACTTTTAAGAGCTATATTTCCATAGCCACCACTTGACATTGTTATTGGAAACGCTGTACCAACATTATTTGTAATACCTAAACCTGATGCTGTTGTTTGTAATGTTGTTGACATACCTCCATATATCATTTGAAAATATGAAGCGTTTACAGCACCTGTAGACTTTACACTTATGGGTTTAAATACTTTATGTGAATAAACAGTATCTTTTTTAATCCTAAAAAGACTATCACTATTATAATAGAAAGCGAATTTAGTTGAATCAAGCTTCATACTCATTTTATTGTAGTTGCTTACCATTTTAAATTGAGTAACACTTGATTTAAAAACTGGTGCTTTTAATGTATCTCCTATTGTTATCGTTTTATTTGTAAAATCTGCATTTAAAAGCGTAGTTGTTTTACCTGCATTCTTAAGTGTCCATGTTGTGTTTAAATCAGCACGTGGATAGTTCTCGATTATATTAGAAGTATTTTTTGTTACAAACACATAATCGCCTGAACTTGCTGATGTTCCCCCTAATAAAAAACTACCTTCACCGACTATTTGTTGGCTTCCGTCTACTTCGATTGCAAAGTGTGTATTCGCTGCTGACATACCAATTCCCAAATACCCGTCTTTTGTAACTACTAATTTCGGATTTGTTACATAATCCCAACACTCTAAAAATCCCCCAGTACCCGTTGATACACGTTTAATTACTAGACCAGTATTGCTATTAAAATTATTTATAAAATTACTTACAGAGCCTGGGGTTGCGACAGATGAAAAACCAAATGTCGATGTATTATCCATAAAGAACCCCTTTGTTGCTGTTGTGCCAGGACTTCCAATTAATAGGTTTTGTACTGTACCAGCTCCAATAGTCATAGTCCCTGTTGTGCTATTAAATGTTAATCCAGATGAACCGCCAACTGATGTTGACGATAATGCATATATTACCTGACCTGGTGTTAATGTACCTGAAATAAAATTAGCATTCTTAAGTTTATTATAGTAGTAAGAACTTAGTAATCCATAATTATCATCATCATCTACTGTATCCGTTAATGCAAAATCAGCTTTGTTTAAAACAATGTTTCCAGTTAATGCTTTACTGTTAATAGTAGTAGATTTATCTACTTTTAATGATAAATCGTATTGTGTACCATAATGTCCAGGTAAAGGCGTTTTAGTTGTATCTATTACTGCATCAGTAGCCAATTCAGTTAATGTTTTGCTTGTGCCAGAATTATTCTTAAAATACAATTCATTACCTTTTGCCCATATAACAGCGGATGTAGTTGCATTATTTATAAACTTTAATGGTACTGAATCACTTGGTGCAGCGGATCTAAGTATTGCGCATTGACTTGAATCTGCATGTATTTCAAATGCCTTACTTCTAGTTGGACTATAACCTATAAATTTGCTCCCAGAAACATCTAATATTGCTTCAGCGTAGGATAATGCTCCTGTTTTTTGTGTTAAATTTATTGAATTAGATGTTCCGCTAATTAACATAAATGGATTAGTAGGTCCAATTGAAAACATATCATTATCCGCAACTGAACCATCAATATTTATAGTTGTAGCATTAGATGTTGCCGCATCTCCTAAATTAATTGATTTATCTGCTCCGATTCTAATATGCACACCCGGACTATATGCACTGTCATGAATTATTTGTCTTACTTTCCAAATTGTCGCATATAATGTGCTATCTGGCTTTATATTATTTATTGTATAAGGGCTAATCCATAAGCAAGTATCAGTTGAACATATATATAAACTATCACAGCTAATTGTATCGGCAACATTTAAATATTTCTTTATCTTAACCCACTCCTGAAAATAAACTGGATTATATTCTTTTTTAATTGTTTGAGAATTAGCAAAATAGCTAATAAATAATAATAAAATTGTTAATATTCTTTTCATACTTTTTTTATTATGTTGCATAATTCATAGCCAAAATAATATAACCCCTTACTCCTGAAATACTTGTAAAATCAGGAAATTGTCCTGCATTTGTTGGGACTAGTGACCCAAAGCCGCTTGTTTCATAATTATCATAGTTGCCATAATTATTATGAGCTAATTTAACTACCCCTGTAACTTTATCTAATTGAGATGTAATATGATAACAGGCAGCATTCATATTACCAATTACATATCCGGCATCACTCGAAAATGTATGTGTATGTCCATCGGTTGTATTCGTTGTACCTGTTTTTACATAAAAATTAATATTAAAATCTGTGTTAACATATGAGCCTCCAACATCTACAAATGATACAACCATTGAAGGGGTAGCTGTTTTTACTACTTGCCAAACGTTTAAATTATTTAGTTCAACAGATACAAATAAATCATCTGCATTATAGGCAGTATCTAATACAATTGTATAAACTCCATTTGAATTTCTTACTGCCGAAGTTACTGTGCCTCTTATTAAGGTCCATGTATTACTGACAAATTTACCTGTTAATACATGTTTTAAGCTTGTTCCGTATGAACTACCCGTTGTTCCAGATACACCACCAACCCCTACATTTGCTCTTCTTATTGCTTTATCATGTAAATATCTATCGTAAACAGAGCTCCCATCATAAACTAATCCATTATCATCATAAATAACAACTTTTTCAACATGAGACACATAAGCGGCAACACCAGCCGAAATAGTAATTGATTTAAGTATATTTGTTTGCATATTCCAGGCTGTAATGTCTTGTTTGTAATACCAGAATGGATTTAGCAATGCCGGGTCGATTGTTTTCATTGCCGAATCAGCAGAACTATCCCATGGTAATAAATATCCAGTATGAGGGATTGTTTCTGCGGTTAAACTTGCTTTTGAATATCTGCTTTCTCCTGCCATTTTATTTATTTTTAATATAATAATATGTTATCGCCTGTTATATCTGAATATCTTACAATATCACCTGCCGTATCTGAATATGCCCATGTATTACTTACTGCCGCTACGCCACCTTCGTCAACTAGTGCCTCGTATTGTTCATATTCAACGTCTGAAAAAGTTTGTTTATATTCATAAAGATTTGATTTGTCTAAATATGTTATATTAGGTTTATCCTTTGCAACCACAAGCATATCATTCATGTATACAGTTTCATGCGATAATCCTATAGATAATAATTCAGTTATATATCGAGGAATAAATGTGGGATAAAAAAGAAAATCCCTTGTAGATATTGACCTTAGCATTATAGAGGCTTTATTATAATTTTCGTATATTTCTGAATTTGTACCAAGCTCAACCTCAGCAAAGAAAGCCTCAATTCTTATACCAAATATTTGTGTTAAATCATAAAATATTCCATCCGTATCAGAACCATACCATGTTATATAAGTTAATTCATCATAGTCGCCTACTTCAAAGAATTCGCTTTGATATTCCCTATTTGGTCTACCAGCCCCAGATAATTCTAAACAAACATAATAATTGCCAGACATTAAAGTAGTATCTATTTTAAACTGAATAGCCCTATTACCGCTTGTATCCGTATAAACTTTTGGGACAGTCATTGTTATACTTCCTGCCCCTGCAACTGTTTTTGTGACCCCAACAATTGTAATGCTATCTACTATTACATTTAAATCCGTATAGACAGTAATCTTAATCGTTTCATAATTTGTTGTAAACTGTGTATATATAGGGTCTGTTATGTTAAATTTTAAATAGTAATAATTTTTTGTGTCCCCAATTTGCCATGTTTCATGTTCTAGAAACCTATTATACAAATTTGGCTTATTAGGAGTAATTGAATAATAGTTATCCGTCCTTACGAATCGTAAAGGGTTTGCGCGAGGTATGGATATATTATTTGCCATTATAATAAAGCTTTTCTATAATTAAATGTTGTACTTGTAGCGTCTGATGCATCGCATGTGACCCTTAAAACTATTTGTCCTGTTGCCCCAGAAGATGTAAACGTGATTCCTCCGTCTTCTGTCTCTGTATTTGGCAAAGTACTTGTGCCAATCTCTGTAAATCCTGTTGTTGTTCCATCGCAAGCAATTAATATTTGCCCTCTTCGTACACGAGTCCCCCTATATGATGCATAATCAATTGAAACTCCATGATAAGCTGTTCGTGAACCTAAACTAATATCTAAATAAGCCCCAGAAGCAATAACAACACTAACAAGTGGACTTCCTAATGAATTAATATAAGTTGCCAAATCTAAGATAGTAGTATTCCAATTAGCACTTAAATAGGATAGTCTTATTTGCGCTGCCGACATTAAAGGGCTTAACGGTGTTTCTTCCGATATTGCTTTATTAGCCATTTTTCTTATTTAAAATGATTCGCATAAACAGTAACCTCCATCCTCCCGTAATTCAAATCCATCATCCTCCCTTAAATCAATACATAAATCTTCGCTTGTTTCAATTTCTGTTGATTTTAACCATAATTCTATATTAAACCTACTATCCGTTGGGCTTGTTGATGCTTTCTTAATCCAGCCATAATCATATTCATCAGTCAAATAATTTTTATATTTAACCAATCCATGAATATTTTCATTTATAAAAAGTAATTCATTTATTCCTAAATGAGAATTCATATTTGCTTTATATCCTGAAAGATAAGGTTTAGCCAATTCAACTATATTTATGTCTGTGCCCTCTGTTGTATAAAACTCTTCATCAATTCTTTTAGATTTTAGCCTTGAATTTGTTTCTGTTGTTTGTATTTTAATTTTTTTATTTACATATTTTGGCAATCCAATATTTATAATTTCTCCATGTCTTCTTAGATTTCTCTCTGGAGTTAAATTAACATTGAAGTTTAATATGTCAGTTCCCATTTGGCCTGATACGCTAAAAAATCCCTCTGTTTGAACACTTTTAATTACTTCATTGTCGTTAAAACAATCAACTATAAATATATCTGTTTCACCCTGTATTGATTTATTGTTATTATTTGTTACCGGAGTAGGGTCTGTATCAATATCCCAATTAGCTTCATCTTGCCCTGGATTATCTATGCTTGCTGTAATTCTATATCCTTGTAAAACTGGCGTTACCCCTAATGTGCCGGGTATATCAATATTCCAATAATCATCTATTTTAATTGATTGATCGTCTCCGCTACCGCCAATCGAAGGGAATTGATTACTACTTGCATCATAATTGCCCCTATCATTTATATCAGCATCTGATACTGTAAGAAGTTCTAATCCTGTTCCGTCTGCTCTTAAATTTGATATTAATTTTAATGATTTATCAAAAGAAGTAATAGGAGTTGTATATGTTGACTTTCCATTGTATTCAATTTGGCCAATATCGTTTGATTCCTGTTGTGATTTGGCATAGCCTACTTCTATTTCATTATAATGCAATTCAGCAATTGGCGATATTTCTAAATCAGATATATCTTCTAAAGTTAAAATAACCTCAGGTTGAAAGAAGAAAGATTTTGGTTTAACAACAACAATACGCTTATTATTTATTGTTTCAAATCCTAATCCAACATTAAATATTGCATCTAAACTTTCAAACAAAGTATCAAGGCTAATTGATAAGTCAGAAATAGGAGGTGTATAACCCCTAATCCATTTACCCGGAACAATCATTTCATAGCCATATTTTCCTGCGGATGGATAACCGTCTGCTAATCCTTTTGAAAATATATCTGATTTAAAAGCCTTGTCAGTTCCTGTTAATATCTGAATTATCCTTTCAAATAACAAAAAAGGCGCAACCGCTTTAGTTTGATGTGTGTTTAAATTTGTTAAATTCAGTGTTATGCTATCAAGTTCGTTCACTCTTTTTATTACTGCTTTACCATCAACAGTTTCGGTTGTACCAAACATTATGTTAACTTTTGAGCGATTATATATAGTTTGTTCGAAGGAACCATCAACTACCCTGCATTCTGAACTTGTTAGTTTCTTTATATAAGTATCATTTTTTAATACTCCATTCAAAAGAGTAGTATACATTAATGTGTCTGGTACAAATTTTTTAATATTGCAACCAATTACAGTATCTAATCCGTATAACTCAAATGCATTATCTATATATGTTTTAGCATCTTTTACCCAAACTAGATTGCCGGTAAATGTTCTTGCTACAGACCAGAATTTATCTGAACGAGCCAATTCATATTCAATATCATCCCAGCCTAGTGGTGGATTATCGATTGTTAAATCGCCTAAAATATTATGTGATAAAATAATCCTAAACATTTAACATCTGAATTTTTCGTTTAAATACTTTGTACGGCTTGCGCCTTCTGTTGCTGATATTCTAAAGCCCCATTTATCTACATTTACATTTACTTGCTTAAGTCCTTTTAATGTTTTATTTATTTCATTCAAAATTTGATTTTCATCTTTTTTTTCTGCATTAAGATTAATTTTATATATTGAATCTTGTAATATTTGTTGTGTTAAATCTGTTGGTTTTATATCTGTACCCTGTGGCAACATTGCCAATGTTGGTACTGAGGGGCTTAAATATTGTTCGCCGCTTGGCAATGTAATTAATTCAGAGCCTTCTTCCCCATATTTAATAACACCCGTTTTTTTAACTTTACCACCTTTTTTAAAAGCTGGTATTTCTGGCAATGGTTGAGCCGCTATTGTTGCTATTTCTAAAGCCCCAGCCAGCCCAACTAATATTGATAAAAATATATTAGGCAATGCCGCTGTAACTGCTTTAGCTGTATTTATAGTAGCTGAAAATATACCAGCCGCCTTATCAGCTATAGCCTGTTTACGTTGTATCTTAGCTATTTCAATTGCTCTTTTTTTCTCTAATTCTTCTTTTCTACGAGAAATATCTTCATCGACTTTTGTTTCATCTTGTCCGCTTTTTATCCTTGCTTTTTTTTCTTTTTCTAAATCGGTTAATTGTTTATCAGTTTTAGTTTCAATACCTTGTATTTGCCTATCATTTAAAGCACCGTATAAATTAGCTAAATTATTTACTAAGTCTATTGCAGCTTGTGTATTTTGTTCTATTGCTTGTTTCTTTTCTTCTTCTGTTCTTTTAGTATTTTCGGCTGATTCGTTATTTAATTGAGCTTCATATTTATAATATTCGTCAAGCATTTGACGTTTAATCTCATTATCAACTTGCATACTGTCGATTAATGTTTTCATATTTTGTAGCTCAAGTCCTAATGATGCATCTTCGTATTCGTCTATTTTGTCTCCACTATCTTTAGCTATTTCAAATTTACGCTGATACGCATTTTTTGCACTATCAATTAATGCTTTTGCTTGGTCTTCAATTTCTTTTTGAGCCTTTTCATCTTCCGCTTTCTTTTTATCATCATATTTTTTTCGTATACCTGCTAAATCTGAATTGTATTTGTCGGTTACAGATGTTAAATCAATGCCATATTTTTTAGCAGTTTCTAAATCTTTAGTATATTTTCTTTTTAATTCAGCCTCTTCTTTTTGTTGCTCGTCAATTATAAGTGATAGTTCAAATATTAATTTATCTTCAATTAATTTCTTTTCATTTTCAATATCTTGTTTAATTAAACTTCGCATCATCCGTTGGCCTCGTGTTTGTCTACGCTCACTTTCCCCTCTTAAATCAATAGTTTTTGCAATTGCCTCATTTAATTTGCGTTCTTCCTCTCTAGTGTACCTTCCCCCTTTTAATATTTCTCCATTAGCCTGTAATTGCCCCCCAAGCAATATTGCTCTTTGTTTTAATACCTCAACTATATGTTCTTGGTGTTTTATTTCCTCATCTGCCGTTTCGTTTTCTAATTTAAAAGCTTCTTTAAAATATTCTATTCTTTTTTTAATATCTATTTCCTCATCGGATGATAAAAGTCTTGCGTTTATTAGTTTTTCATTAGCTGTAGCCCTTCTAACAATCATACCAATTTCCATATCTTCTAAATCTTGCATTTTTCTTGTTGCTTCCTCTGCGGTTTTTGAGGCATCGTCCATTTTATTAGCAATATCACTAATCTTATCTCTTACTCCAGGAATTAAAGCCGCTATACCAGTTAGTAGATATACTATAGGCTTTAATGAAGTCCCCCATTTAATGCTGCCCTTGTCTGATTTTTCAATGCCAGAACCTAAATTTATTAATTCATTTGCTAATATTCCAAATGAAGCTTTTAAACCAGAAACTTTACGTTCTAATAAATCTGCCCCCTGTTCTGATTGAGTAAAAAAAGCAACTAATGGAGCACCAACCAGGGCAATAGCGCTTAATGCAGCAATACCTACTGGACCAAGCTTAGTTAAAATACCTCCAAATTTACTAGCCTCACTTGATACTTTCCCAAATTGAGGACTTAATCCTTCTAATGCAGATTTATAATTACCTATATTATCTCTTTGTTTTTCTGTTGTAGATTTTAATTTACTTAATGCCTTTTCTTGATCACCTATTTTTTTATTGTAATTATCTATATTTTTAAGAAAATCCTTATCACTTTCTTTTAGTTTGCTCTTTTCTATATAAAGTAATTTAATTTGAGCCTTTAATTTTTCTATTGCCCCAGCTTCTTTATCATTAATTGTTGCATTTAATTTAGCAATGTCATTTGCCTCTTTATTTGCTTTCTTTTGTTTTTCTTGTTCTAAATTAAGTTCTTTCTTTTTTGTAGTTAAATTTTGTTCAGCAACTGAAATTTTATCAATTATTTCTTTTGCCTCATTTTCTATTTTATTTAGTTCAGCAGCAGACTTAGTTGTGTTTGAAGTTTCAGCACGAAATTCACTTAAAATTTTAGTGACTTTTGTTAATTCATCAACTAAATTTTTAAATTCTGATGTTATATCTTGAATTTCTTTCTTGATACCAGAATCAAACGTTTCTTCCCGTGTTATTTTACCGTCTGCCATTTTTAGGTAAGGTATTTACTTTATTATTTCGTTCTACCCATTCTTTAAAACCTTTTGCAATTGCTAGGTATTGCCTAACTGTCAACTGAAAAGGGTTTAAATCCCTGCCTTTATATGTTCCAAATTTTTCAAGCGTTTCGTATATATCGGGTTGTTTTTCCTCTGACTTCTTATATTTTAGTTCGTATTCACCAAATTTAATATCAATCATTTTAGCCATGCCCTGTAATTGTCTGCTTAAATCTTGCATCCCTTCTAATGTATAAGTAAAATTTGGAAAATATTTTTTAACTATTTCTATTGTGCCTTCGTCTTGTTTTCTCCAAAGAACCATTATCGCAGAATAAAGCGTAATATAATTAGCCCTCCTATCCTGTAATTCTTTTGTGTCAATCTGATATTTTGTAAGTATCTTACTATCTTGTACTTTGATTATTTCATTTTGTATTTTGTTCCATGTTTCTGAAAGGTCAAAATTTATCTCTGGCAAATCTGCATAATCATTTAGTTTAAGTAAATATCTTAAATCGCTTGTTGTGTTTACTTTATCCCAATTCCAAACAATAAGAGTATCAATTGTTGTATAATACTCAAATTTTTGGACTTTCAATTCTGATGATTTCTCCTTTGATTTCATCTTTTTTAGCAAACCTATACCCATTTCTAAAACTAAAAATACCCACTTCATATTTGAACTCATTTGCCATATTTTGCGCTAATCGAATAGCTGTTTCAAAATTATATACAGGTGGCTTATTACAACCGCAACCCATCTCTTATTTCTTTTAAAAATACTGGTAAAATATTTTCTTGAGATATTTCATTTTTGTTTTTATTAGTTAAGTCATAAATCTTTGAGCTATATTGTTTTTCAAGCTTTTTAGCTTTTGAATCTTTAGAATACATCAAAAATAAATTCGACCCTTTTTCTAATGTCATTCCAGAATAAAAGTCTCCTGTTAATTTTAAATCAACAAATCCCCCTGCTTTAGAATTCATTTGTTGTTTTTCTCTCTTATATAATGGATTGCGATATTCACCAATTTTACCACCATCACCCGCAATACCATATATCAATTGTTTATCTGTCAATGTGTCAATTATAATTTCTTTATTTTTCTCAATAGATTCCATTTCTATCTTATCAATATCATCTGATAGTCTATTAAATCTTTCGTACATTTCAATAATAGTTGACATATTCTTTATTTAAAAGAAGGGGTTTTATTCCCCCTTCTTTGGTTCTACCTTTTTGGGTTCAATCTTCTTTCCAGTAAGATTTTCCCAAGTTTCATTTAATGCAGAATCTTTTTCTTTACCTACTAAGTTGGCGAATATGCCCACTTCGCAGTAAAGTTTTTTGAATTCGCTTAATGAAAGCTTTTTTGCATTATCTGTAAAATTTATCATACTGACACGGTAAATGATGTTGTTGCATAAGATTCAATTCCGTAAGCCGCTACACTAATAGCAGACGGAGCGGCTAATCCAACCGTATAAGTTCCATTTGCTAAAGTTGCAAGCAAAGTATATGTGCCATCCCCATTATCGGAGCTTAAGGTATGAGCTACAGGAACGCCCCCAGATGTTAAAATAATAAAATCCGCAGCTACCAAACCTACCCATTGTGAACGACTATCGGTAGCCGAACCATTGTGAGTGATAACAGATACGGTTATACCAGTTCCTAAAATTCCAGTTACAGTGTGAACTACATCATAAAGACCTTCCTTAGTTAATATGCTCCATGTTGGTGTACCTGCCCAGCCTCTTTCGTTCCACTCATCACTATCGGCTAAAGATATTTTAACTTTAGTCCTGTGTCCCGTTGCACCGTCTGAAAATAACTGTTGAACATCCATCATTTGAGGCGTGAATCCTCTTAGTTTAGTTTCATCATCACTTGTTAAAAGGATAGTCCCGGCCGCATCAATTAATGCAATTCTTTTAAGAACGCCATTGTGCGTAAGCATCTTTTGCGCAACCGTATAATGACAGTCGATTGTAAATTCCCAAGCAAGTATATTTTTATTTACAAACTTGGAACCCTCAAACTTTGTTTCTTTATATTCAGCTTCCTTTGGTGTAGGCGAAGCATCTTCGGCTTTCGGGAAGAAATAAAACCTGCTTGCTGCAACTGCTTTACGTCCAGTATCCCATGTTGCTTCTGTTAAAGCCAATGTATCTGTAGCAAATTCATGAGTTTCAGGCAATGCCACAAACCCTATGATTGCCTGTAATGTATTTGGACAAAGTTTTTTCCATGCTAAATTTGCAGGATCGCTTTGTGCGCATGATAATCTTGTAAGTGCCATTTTATTTAATTTTTAATTGTTTATTTATATTATAGGACATTCCCGATAGACTTTAAAATATTCAAATTCTATTTCTAAAGCATCAACAACATCGCATATTTGATTCTGATTTAAAAAATGTTTTACTTTATGCTTAACTAATTTACTCCCTCCTTTTTGTTCAAAATTAAATAAGCTATAATTGCCTATTGCTTCAATTAATTCATCGTATAGCGGATAAATTGTATTTACATATGTAGAAGCTAGTCTTTGAGTTGATGTTAAATTTGGTTCGCTAACCATTAATATGTAAATTTTTGGGTTTATTTCTCCCTGGAAACCTGGTGTTTTTTGTACATCATAAATAAAATCTGAATGAAGAATGACAAGTGGCCATTTCTGAAATCTTAAAGAAGGGGTTTGCCCTTTTCTTGCAAGTTCTTCTGCTACTTCTCTCCAATCCGCAAATATAAAATATGGTTTTTTGTTTGTGCAAATTCCAGTTTCGCTAATATAAGTACCAGATTTGACTATATTGAAGGTCGTAGTTGTCAAACTAGATATAACATATGTCCCATTAAAATTTGTTGTTCCTGAAATAACAATAGTATCGTTATTAGATAGGTTGGTCACATCATTAACTGATACTATGTAATTTATCCCGGATTGGACAAAACCTGTTATATTACAAGTTTCTCTTAACCCGTCTATTATCTCATCAAATATCTTATCAAATCTTGTCATATTCCAAAACTATTTATTTCGTCTAATCCCTGATAATCAAGATTTGTATATGTGCCTTTTGACAGCATATATGCAATAGATTCCTTATATAATTCTATACCTTCATTATAGGCTCGAATCATTTTATTAATATTTAATGCTATTTCACTATTTTGGTGCTTTATTGCAATTTCACCAATTCCAGTATTAATAGTCTGTGTATCATAACAATAATGATAATAAGTAAAATAAGCTAACATTTGCTTTATGCCAGAATAAATAAAAGTGATGCCATTGTATTCAACAGCAGTGGCATCACCAGCAATTAATTTAACAAACCTATCATCTGTTGGATTGCCGATATATTCTGTATACAAAGTCAATCCAAGCAATTTTTTCAAATACTTTTTTTCTACATAATCAATAAAATATGCAAGCTTTTCTGATATGCCCGTAGTAGCGTAGTCAATATCAATTAATCCTGTAAAATATGTATTGTCAATAATTGCCATTTCTTAATTTTTAGGTTTTCTTCCTTTTTTCTTAAATGTATTTTCTGGATCATCAACATAAGTTGCTATATTTATCTTCACAAATGCATCAGCTATTTTTCCAGAAACTATTTTTCCATTTTTTAGTTTAGCATACATATTTTTATATATTAGTCTGCATCTGTTGCGGTTACCTTATACCAATCTGTTGCTGCACCAGCATTCGCTACTTGAATAAAGATAGCTCCTACTGTAGAAATATAAATAGACCCTGTTGCATCTTTAGTACCTACTTCTGCATATACAGCATTTCCATTTGCAGCCGAACCTGAAAAAATCTTAGCCCCACTTGAAGTTGTTATATCATTCCCAAATATACCACTCAGCCCTATACCAGTTGTAACTGTTGCACCTGCATCAGAAGCAATTTTTAACCCATTATCTAAAGATGTTACATCTGGATAAACTTCAATCATAGCACCATCAAATTGTCCTGTTACTGTTGAAGTTCCAGTTATATGTGCATGAATAGCATTAATAGTGCTTGCTGTAAAGTTTTCTGCACCTACATCGCATTTTGCAGATAAAGCTGACCCGGCTGTTATTGCTCCTGTACCACCATGCCTAAACCAAGGTTGTGAAGCATAAGCCTGTGAAGCTACTGAATTATTTGCGCCTCCTGTTAAACCTACGTACGCACGTGGAGCATCCCCAACGACTGTAATTCCTGCATCACCTGAACCAATCACATTAACCTTACTATAAGAACCAAGCAGATCATCACAATCACCAGATCCCAAAGTATGATTAATATTTATAATTGATCCAGCAACGGTTGCGCCGGGATTAACTTTTAATACTTGAGGATTACTCATGTCTCCAAGTCTAAAAGACCCTATACCAGTAGTTGTTTCGTCAAATTCCAATGTTAATTTTGTCTCTGCATTTGTTGCGGTTGTGCCAAGCGATAAAACATTGTCATCTGGTATTGTAATTACGCCACTTGAAGTAATAGCGGTTGTGCCAGTAGTTGCACCAATTGTTAATGCCCCAGTACCACCTGCACGATATACGGCTGCTGCATTTGCATTGTTATCGGCTGTTTGAATTGTTACAGTGCCTTCCGTTGCCCGGCTTATAGTCAATGTTCCTGAGCTTGCAGGAATATCATACATATTTGCGGTTTTGGTTTCAAAAGTTGTTATTTTACTTTTTTGAGCAGCAGCACTTGATATAAACTCTACTTTTAGATAATTATAATTAGCAGGAGTTGTGCTTGTTATACTTCCATCATTAGCAGTAGTTGTCCATGTAATTGCCGACCCTATTGCCACCCATGCGCCGCTAGATGTTACTTTTCCATATGCGGTAATAACAACAGAAGGTGACCCGCTTACAGTTGTTAACCCTACTGTAAATGTTTGGTGTTGAAAATACTTTTGAAGATTAGTAATTGTAAATGTAACTGTATCGCTAACATCAATAGTATCACTTGCATTAAGCGACACAGGATTATGCATTGTATATCCTGTGCTTATTGTTAGATTTCTATCGGCCGCATTGCTTATGACTGCTACAGCCACAAGCAATATTGTGAATAATACTTTTCTCATGTTAATTATACTTTAACAAGTGCATTCCAATCAGTATCAACAGAATCCGAATAAACAACTGCTGCTTTATCTCTTACTGCAAATGCAATACGTACTTTAACAACTACTGTTTTTTGTCCCTCGGTTGCATCTGTACCATTGTAAAGGATTTCTAAAGTCATATCTTTACGCTTACCAATAATAAGCTGTTTTGAATCAACTACAGCCATCGTATCTGCTGTTATACCAGTTGATTCAAAAATACGCAATCCATTAACATAAACAGGACGGCCTAATGAGTCAAAAGTAATTCTACGATCACTAATTGAATTGTTCAAAAGGTCTTTTAGTTGACTAAGCTTAGTAACTTCCTGAGGGTTCATAATAACAGCATCTGCACGATATTTGCTTGCCTTAACCTCATCAGCCATAATTCCAATTAAATCAATCATATTAGCACCTGCAATAGCAGCAGCATAAGCAGTGCCAGAATAATCTGTATGTTTATTAGCGGTAAACAAACCAGCTAAAGCGGTTGAATCGTCACCGGCAGTTCCAAGTATTTGGCTGTCAATATTGTCCATGATTTTATCAGGGAAAACCATTGCAATTTCATCTAATGCCTCTGGAAGGTCATCTAATGTTTCATCAGACAATGTTCCGTAAGTTGCAATATAGAATGCCTTAAACTCGACTGTTTTCAGTAAGAAGCTTGATTGAGTTGGTGCGCTACCTTCTGTTTTTGTTCCCGCTCCATCTGAATAGCTATATACAACTAATACTGACATGTAAGGTTTTGAAATGCTTTTTGAAGGCATCCATTCCATTACGTGAGGGTATATTGTTAAAGGAATACTAACACGATTTGGGTCAAGTTCTGTCAAACGAATATTTGCAACATTGCTTTGAACTATATTGCTTTCAAGCATATCAACTGCTTTTATTGTAAAAACAGGAGTTGATTTATGGCCTTTTTCAGTGAAATAATCTTTCATTGAAAGGCGTTCGCCATTGTCATCATTTTTATTGGTAAGAACTAAATCTTTCTTTTCAAGGATAGCCTGTTTAACAGCTTCTCTAAATGTAATTGGTTTAACAGGATCAACGCCAACTTTCATTTTTGCCATTTCTGCACCCTGTGCTTTTGAAGCGGCTTCAAGTTGTTCATTTTTCTTTACCAATTCATCAACCCTTGTTTTAAGGGTATCTATTTCCGTAGATGTTAATCCTTTTACTTTTTCGTTAATTTCATTAACTGTTTTATCAAGGTCTTCTTTCTTTACATTTTCCTTTTGAGAATCTGCTATTAAACTTTTTACTTTGCCCTCAATTTCTTTGAGCAGCACTTCTTTATCTTCCATTTTATTTTAATTTTAAATTGTTAATTAAAAACTTATAATCAATCCCTTTTTGCGGCTCATTTTTAGAAGTGGTTAAACCGGCTTCTTTAATAAGTGTTTGAAGTTCATTTAATTGTTTTTCTATATTTTTTAATTTTTCGTCTGAAAATTTATAATCCATTGCCGTTTTAAGAAATGAAATTTCTTCTAATATTTCTGATTCATTTTTTAAAGCAAGTACATTTGTATTAGGGCATGCACCCTGTTTAGTAAGTGATGACCATTCGCTCATTTGCCATTCAGCAACTGACCTTATTTTATCATATTCATCATTTGGATTTGCCGGATTTGGAGCCATATTGTATTTAATTGCTCTTACTCTAACTGAATGCTGTATAGACCTTCCATTTAAAGCGTAAAGTTTATAATCTTCATACATATCTCTACTTATAGGCTTTGATAAATTAAATTGCCCTATAGCTATAGCCCCTGTTGAATCTTCTAGCAATTCCTTTGTTATTCCAAGCATGATATTATCATCATGATTTTGATACCAAAATATATTTTTAAAATTTTCATTAAATGTTTTCTTAAAACATCCTGGTAATGAAATATCATTTTGACTATCTTTAATATTAAAAGCATTTATGTATGTTTTAACAATGCCGCTTTTATCGTCAAAATCTATTATTCTTCCTCCATTATCATCTTTATTGCTAAATAAAGATGATTTTGATTTGCTATTTACTGCCTTTTCAAATGAAGTATAATTATTCTGTAACATTTTCTTTGCCTCCATTATTCTCTATTTGAGAATCATTTTGTGTTAAATTATTTGCCTGTGTTTCGTCTAATCCAAATAAATATATTAATGCCCATTTCTTTTGATTATTCGACATAGTAGTGTCTGTAATAATTGATTGCATACTTTGCGTGCCATTTGTACCAATTTTTTCAGATAATGTAATTTGTTCTTCGCCTAAATCTCTTTTTAAATAATTGCCATTTTCAACTGGCTGTAAGGATTGGGCAATAAGTTTTTCGTTTAATGTTATTTCATTGTTATCGAACCTAGCTCTTATTGTTTCATCGCTTAATTTTTCTATTTCAGTAAGTAGTTTTTTATCTGCTTGTAAGCATTCAACTTCTGAATAGTCAGGTTTTAAAGCCTCTGAATTATTATTTAACCCAAACCCGCTACTTAAACATGAATAATATAAATTATTAATCGGCATTAAACAGTCTGTATAGAAAGCTTTTTGAGCTAATGCAACATTATTGTATATTGACCCTTCTTTATCATTTAGTAATACAGAAGGAAATAATAAAGCTGTAGCCAATGTTCTAAACTCGTGCTGTTTGAGCTCAATAGGCATAAATTCTGAAACTGGTACCGATAAACGAAGGAACCCTAAATCTTTCGATGAAACTCCAATTGGCCTACGTCCATCTGTAGTTCCATAACTATATAATTTATCTTCTATTCTTTTTTGGTCTTCAGGGTCCCAGCCAGTATCAATTTCACCAGCTCTACTTTTTTTAGTAACTATACCTTCCGCACCTTTATTCGCAATTAATGCGTTAACTGTATCGTATATGTATGATAAGGTTTTAACTGAACGGATTGCTGAATACAACCTGCTTTGCCCTTTCAAATAAGCCCCATTTTTAAATGATAAGTTGCTATCATTTATCAAAATAATTTGTGAAGGGTCAAAATCATATTGTTTAGCATCATTAAACCACCGATACTTTATTATTTTATTTGTCCGCCAATCATCACCAGAAGGAGGTAACCCATACATATTAATTGAACGTTCCGGGATTAGATAAAAATCATTACCGTTAAACATAAATAGTTCCGTAGGGTTATCCCAACCAATTGGTACAATTTTATTTATCGGGATAAATCCATAAACCAAATAAGAACTAATGGCATTAATTATAAATGTTCTGCCATGTTGTAAGTGGTTTGGTTTTTCAAGAAGCTTAATAAAATCAGTACGCCCTAAATCCTTTTCTTTTCCATTCGATGTATATCGTACATGCCTAACAGGTATATCGGCACACTTTTGAGCTATATATGTTATAAGTGAGTTTATTTCAGAAACGTTATTGAAAAAATAAAGCATAGTATCTAGACCGGTTCCGTATTTGTTTTCTTTTAAAATATCTGACAAGGTCTCTGAAAATTGGATTGTTGAAGGCGAATAGGATTTATTGACTGAATCATTTTGAGACGATTTAGTCTTTTTATCGAATTTGGTTGTCTTGAATGAAAAATATTTTGTAGTTAATTCCATTCCTTTTGTTTGCACAAAGATAAATATATTAAATAGTATTATGTATGTAAATATCAATGACATACATACATTGAACTATTATGTTTGTTTATGTATTAATTTTGTTTAACTTTGTATAAAATTTAATTGATATGGAAGGGAAAGAAAACATTTGCAAAAAGCCATCTAACGGGCTTCATTTAAGCGTTTCAGAGAATTTACAATTTGTAGTTTATAAAATGGCTAGGAAGGATAGGAGGACTATAACAGGACTTGTTGAGTATTTAATTATTCAGGAAGCTGAAAAAAGAGGGATGAATTTAGATGAAAATAATAATTTTATAAATAAAGCTTAAGTCCCCCGACTAATCTTAAATAAATATCTATAGGCTATAGCATCAGTTAAGTCTGGGCTATGGCCTATTATTTTTTTAATCTCTGATTTGGCAGTAATTTTCATTTTTCCATCAATATCTGATGCATCTTTTATACACTGAATTTCCTCAATTAATCTTTCTTTTAAATCTAAATCAAGCGATTGCTCAATAAATAATTCATCAGTATTTATTGCTTCGCACATCCTATAATATAATTCTGTTTTAAGATTAGCGTATTCTTTATGTATTGCGAGAGAGCCATTGTGTAAAGGTACTGCACCGGGTAAATATTTAGTCATATGGTGTCCTATCCCATCAGCATCATAAACTATATTGGATCTTGGCACATTATATTTTTTGGCCAATCTGTTAAATGCGTCAATTAATGGGGTGAAGTCTATTTTATTTATGACCTCTCCACCAACATTAGTTGTATCAGTTCTTGAGATATTTTTTGTGCAATAGATTTCTTTAATTATATCACCATTCCACGCAATAATGACAAAAGAATCATTTGTTATAGCTATGTCTGCACTTAAGAAATTCTGTCCGCCTTTTACGAAACTGTTTGTGAATATGTCTAATATTTTGTCATATTTACATAATACATTATCCTCATCATCATATTCCCATTCACCATAACGTAACCGCATTAAATCCCTTTTACTTTTAATTCCCTCAAGTATTTTCTCACTTCCTTTTGCCCGAAATGGATTTTCTGTTACCAAAGATTTAAAAAATATCTTGTTTGGGCTTAAAATTTCTTTCTTGAATGGAATATAAAAGTCCCTATACATCCAATTCTTTTTAGGGTTACAAGTTATCAAAAGACTCTTAACAATATTGTATTCATCATTATGTTGTCTTCCAATGGATAATTTTAGCCCTTCATAAGCCAATTCGTGATGCTCTCCACCCTCTTCTATCCAACCCCCTGTCATTTCCATTGAGCCAAACCTTTCGTACATTGGATCGCTTGGTGTATATGCTGTGTCTATAAGATGTATTCGAGACTTATTCCTAAAATGAAATGTATTAGTTTGTCCATTATACTTAGCAAAGTCGTTTAAATTCATTCCATTTTCTTTATAAAATTTATAAAGTGTTGGAATTGTGTAATCTATTAAGTCTTTTCTTGTATGCCTAGCAATAAAAAATGCCAAATCTTCAAATTGACTTGACATACATAATGTATTCTCATATATAGCACCAAGAAATGATTTACCTCCATTTTTAGCTCCTCCAAATAGAACTTCTCTTATTTCATTGCTTTCAGTCGGGGTATGTAGCCATTTTATCGCTTCACTTTGATTTTGGCTTATCTTTATTTGCTTCCTCATTCTTTATCACTACGAAATCAAACCCATTAAAACTGTTTATTTCTTTCCCGTTCGTGGTTAAATCTGTTTTGTCAATCAATCCTAAGTCCCTGGCTATTATATTGGCATTTAAAAGATCAGCAGATGCACCTTGAAATTTCTGATTATATATAATTGACTCGATTTCATTAATGACTGCTAAAAAATCTTTATCATCTTCTTTTAAAACACATTTAAAAGTTCGGAAATAACTTACGTCACAATGTAAATAGAAACATAGTTGCGATAAAGTCATTGCTCGCATTTTAGGTAATTTCTCTGTAGTTATTTCTCCTTGATAAGCGAATGCTTTAGTCTCATATAAAGGATGTTTTTCACACCATTCAAAATATTCACATGCGGCATCCCATAAAAGTTGAGGCGTTGCAAATAGCTTATCCCGCCCATGTTTTGAACGTAATTTCCAAAACTCATTTCCTAATGGGGCTGCCATATTTTTATTCTTTAATTGTTACTGAACAATTTAAACCTTCTGAATTATATTCTATTAATTTATCGCTTAATCCTAAATTTTGAATACTGAAGGTATAATTTCCTTCTTTACATTCAACTAACTCAATTTTTGTATCCAAATTATATCCTTTATTATCAAACGCAGGTGTAAATTCAAAATTTTCAATTTGCATATTCATTTTTTATTCCTTTTCTTTTTTAACTTTTCTACTTTTTCGTAATCTTCTTCTTTTATTGCTTTGCTTATTTGTTCATCTAATTGGGAATCGCTTAAATTTTCTAAGTCTATTTCTTCATTATTAGCTAATGTTAAAGGATCAATATAGTAAGCCCAATCATCACTATAATCTTCATCTATCAAATACATTAAATCAGTTGGAATTATATTTAAATCATTTATCCCCTCTATGACTTGAAAATAAATACATCCATTAGCAACGCCTCTAAATAGCAATTTATCTCCTATAAATCTTGCACAGCCAGGTACCTGAATTAATTCACCTGTTAAAAAATCATACTTAAATGTCGTACTAACAGCCCGTCCAGTCCTTGTAATTACGTCTCCCCTCTTAAATTCATAAATAGTTGCCATAGATTAGATTTTAACTATTTTAACCCCAGCTCAATAATAAAAGAACTTTAACTAAAGTTGTTGCAAATATAATCTAAATTATTAGCATACACAAGTTTAGCGGGAAATTATTTTCGCTACACTTTACCTATTAAGCATTTAAGCTTTCAATCTTAAGTTCTAATTCAGCTATTTTAACCATAAGCCATTCATTTTTATCGAATGCTATATGATTGTATAATCGTTTTTCTGCTAATAATTTTTCTGCTCTTTCTTGAATTTGTTTTTGCATGTGTACTGCATTTTTATGCTTTCCTAAAATTTATTTAACTAGGCTTTATTGTGCTTTTCTAAATGTTTATCAATATATTCTTTGATTTCTTCCTCACATGCTTTCTGGCTCCAATATTGGCCCCAAAATATGCCTAATAAACATAAAGCGATACCCCAAGATATAATAAAAAGAAATATCCAGCTTATTAAGCTTATTGCAAGCATTGAATATTTTAATATTTTTCTTGGTTTCATGCTTTTAAATTTTTATAATATATTTTTTCTGAAATATGTTTTTGAATTTCTTTACTCCGTTTATTTATTTCTGAATCAATTTGAATTAATTTATGTCGCAACAGTTTATTTATTTCACATAATTCATTAAATGAACATTTTAAAAAATCAGAATTTTTAATTAAATCTTTGATTTTTGCTTTCATATAATTATATTCACTTTAGTTTCTGAACTAATAATCTTTTTGCCTTCAATAAATGGATCCGTATAGTATTTATTAATTACATTAATTTGTATTTCACAATATCCATTCTTTTTAAAAAATTGCTGGACTAGTTTATCTATTTCACTTTCTAACTCATTTACTTTTTCTCTTAATTCTTCTGTTTGTTTCATTTTGTTACTTTAAAGTTGTTTTTACTTTCATTTGTAAAATCTGCAATTTTATGTTCAGTTTCAATTATTTTTCTACAAATTTGATATTTAACAATTCTGTCTCCAATAAAGAAGCCTGAAATAAATATAACTATAAACAATAATATTAAAATAACTATTCCCATTACTTTTTATCTTTAAATATTGAATCTTTCTCATTAAATATTGAATAAAGGAACTCTTTAGGGCATATTTCTAAAAGTTTAAAACCTACCTCCTTTTTATTTATACAATCTAATACGTAAACAAATTGAACTTTGCCATGCCCTAAATCATCACAAATAAATTTCAATAGTCCTATCTTTATTTCAAAAGGAATATATAAATATTTATTTTCTTTAAATAATCCTTTTAAATCAGGAATAATAATTTCACTAATATGTATATGGCGAAATGCTTTAAAATATTCCTCAATATACAAGTTAAAGTCTTTTACTTCTTTCTTTTTCAAAGGAACATATAAACAAGGCCGATATATGGATGCATTTGCACCACGCCAATATGTTGGTTCAAAATTTTCTACAAGTTTTAGATTTCCGTCTAGCTCATATCCTTCAGGTATATCAACCGGAATGTTAACTATGTTCTTTTTTGTTTCCATTTGTTCAATTTTATCTTCAATTGGTTGCCAATATTCTGGAAAATCTTTGAAATAAGATTCATGGAATGGTATCCCTATATCGTTTCCAATATAATAAGTTCGAAATTCTTTATTTTTAATATTAGCTTCAATTCCAATTTCTCCTCCAAATCCAGGATATTCTTTTATTAGTTTATATGCTTTTACCATTCTGTTCCGTCTTTAAATTCAAAACGTTTATAATCACATTTAATTTCTTTGTCAGGATATTTTAACCTATGTTGAATAAAATCCACTATAGAAGCTCCCACACATTCGCGTTCAGGATAGATACCAACTATATTATCGTATTCCTCGCAAAGTTCTTTTAATCTTTCTATTGTTACTGATTCCATAGTATTTCAATCTGTTAAATTAGCTATTAGGTAAATCAATGCTACTATAAATACTCCTATGCCCACAAATAAACAAAGTATTCCTAAAGTTGCAAGCATAAACCCTATATAAGTTCCTTCATAACCATTGCTAAATAATGGTTGAACTAATGTAATTAATAAAAATCCAATCAATAAACCTCCAATGCCTTTTAATGTTTTTTCATTTTGCTTTATTTTAGTGTTAGTTGTTTGCTTTTAAATATCTGTATTACTCCAAACTATTCCAGTTCCTTTGCACGACATACACATTTCAGCAATTAACGATAAAGTATTCCAGCAACAAATTGTTTGTGTAGAAAAACCATTAGGGATTAACCCAGTTCCATTGCATACTTGACAACAATCAGATACCATAATTAATTATTTATTAATCTATTAATCCAATTAACTGAAAATCTAAACAAAATAGTGCCATCGTCACCTGTTATTGCTAAATTATGTTCTCCATCTACTAAAAATACTTCACTCTCAATAAATGGTATATCATTATATGTTGACCTATATTTAAGAAACATTCTTTTACCATTTTCCCGAAAATCTTTTATCCAAAGCTTATTCCCTTTATTATCTGCTGGAATACAACATATATTACTCATTTAATTCAAGTAAAATTTATTTTTAAAATAGGCGGAGTCGAACCGCCGAAAACTCTTGCTTATAACTATAACCCTGACCACAGAGTTTCGCTATTAGTTGCGGGTGTAAGATTCGAACTTACGATTCTAAGTTTATGAGGCTTAGCGGATGCCACTTCCATAACCCGCAATTTATTTTAATTTTAATTCGAGTAAAATTTGTAAAATTCATGTTTCGCTTTATCTTTCAATTCGGGGCTAGTTATCTTAATATCCTTTATTTCTATAGGATTTGTTTTGTTGTCAACCTCCCGTATGTGAAATGTTTTTATCACCTTTTATGTTTTCCTCTTTTCCCGTGTAACTTGTGCCATTATTTATATACTTATCATCAATTGTTTTTGTACTCCAATAGCCTGTCGTTATCTTTTCTTCTTCTTTATTACATCCAATCTTATTTTTTCCTACATTAATCAAGGCACTTACAAATATCCCAACTAAAAATCCTACAAAAATCCACACTATTTCCATACTCTTAGATTTGATGCAAAGTTAATATTTATTAAGTTAATTTACTTGTTTTTAAATGTTTAAATATGTTTTATTGCGTCTATAACATCAGGTATAGCAAACACCTTTAACTTACATTCTGTATAAATTCTCATTGCTTCCCTTATCTGTGTAAGTTCATTATAGCTATATCTTCCTAAATCAATTTCTGCTTTAATTAAGCATTCGTCTTTCAATTCTTTATCTGTCATAATTACGTGTTTTAAAATAGTTAAAATTACATTAATCCCACCAATCAACCTTATGCCTATGTCCGCATTCTTCGCAAAAATCAAAGAATATCTCTGCATAAGAACCTTGCTTGTCACCAACTGGAATTGATTGTTTATTGGTTTTTATTGAGTTTTTAGTAAAACAAACATCGCATATAACATCATCTGTATTTTGTTCTTTCCCCATAACTATTTAATTAATACTATATTTATTCCATATTGTTCTTTAATATTATCAGTTACCCATTCAATAGGACAATTCTTTAAAAGCCATTTATCGACTTCATGAGGAAAATTTGAAATCGGCCTTCTCTCTTTATTATATCCATTTCTTGGATATAAATAATTTCCAGGCATAAGCATTCCCCATTTACATTTTATTGGCTTTTGATTCTCTTTTAACCATTCTTTTAACTCATTATACTGTTTTTGAGTTCCGTATATCTTATCAATTGCTGCCATAATTAAAAATAATAAATTCTATTTTCTTTAAAATCAATCCAATCAAATATTTCATCATTAAATGAACATTCATGCCCCGGTAGATACCAAACTAATCCATTATATTCTGCAACATATTTTTCTCCTTTGTAGATGACTTTATAATATCCTAGTTTTCTAAAATGATTCATTTTAATTTTTTAATTTAGTCCTTAATCATGAATTATTTAGCTTGATAATATTTTCCGTCAATTCCAACATAAAATGGTTTCAATACCGGACTTATACGTTTCATTTTCTGTACATATTCCAAACTATCAATTTTATTTTGTTGCTTAATATTTTCTTTCTCTAATTTGATTATAATTATAACCAATATAAGCGAGGCAATAATAATTAATATTCCTATTTTCAATCTTATTGATTCTTTCATGGTTAATATATTTTAATTACTTCGTTTTCCTGCTTTACTTTCTTGAGTTCCAGAATTAGATAGAAATTCTCCTTTTCAAGTCTTTTAATCTCGTTTTCCTGTTTGTTCAAAAATTCGTGATGCTTGATTACTTCTTTATTTAGACTGTCAATTTTTAAGTTTAAAGCTTTATTCTTATTCCTTAGCATATTGTTATTAATCGCAGCAAGAACAAGAGTTACTAAAATAATTAGTATAAGTACTGGAATTATTGTTTTCATGTCATTTACTTTTATACGGTTTACCATCAATTCCAATATAAAACCCTTTCAATGGCTTTCTTTTATTATGATTTAAAAGTCCAACCAAAGCCAGACTATCCTTTTTAAATAGATTAATTCCTATTTCAGGATTAATATATCCTATTTCACAATATGCTTTAGATATTGTGTTTACTCCATTTATCCAACCCTTTTTATATATTATCATTATAAGTTCAGAATCATTAGCTTGCTTAAGCTGAATATTTAAACTGTCGTTTATTGAGGTCAATGTTTTAATTTGATTGTCTTTTTTAATTATAGTTAAAAAAAATACAAACATACATCCAACAATAAATACAAGAAGTAAATAAATAATTGTTTTCATGTCT